CCTCATCACCTAGTTCGTATGTAACATCGTAACCACCTTTGCGGTCAGTCCAACAATCATCATATTGAAACTCCCATTCAATCTCTACGTCATTCTCATAGGCATCATTAATAACATCTTCATAATCATATGTGCCATCAGCAATACCATCTAGTATTACTTTAATCTCATCTTCTTCCTTGTCGGGATAAATCTCACTCAATAGTGCTTCATCAAGTTCAATAGCATATTGTCTATCATGTTGATGCCATTCATGTTTAACGATTGTTACCATAATATGGTCCTTTCAAAAATTAAGGAATAAGGGAGAGAATCTCCCCTATTTTTATTACCTGCTCATCATCAATGCATTGAAGTTACTTGGAACAACAATAGTCTGCACCTTGCCGTTCTTAATACCTTCAGAAATATTCATCATGGCCTGCGCTTGCATGTAAGCAATACTTTGAGCACCTTGATTACTCAATGCTTGCATACGTTCAGCTTCCATCTTTGCTGTCTTAACTTCAACTTCTTTTTGTTTCAATTCATTCTTAGCACGAACCAACTCATTTGCACTAGCAACAACTGAATCTGCAGGTACAATATTTCGAATCAATACCTGTCCAATAATTAAACTACCGTCAAGTTTTTCATCAGCTAGTGACTTTTGAACTTGTTCTTTAATTGCCTGTTCCATAGCCTGGCGATTGTCTGCCATATCCAGTGCTTCATACTTACGTGCTTCTTTGTAGATAGCATTACGTGTAGCTTGAACAATATAGTTGTACATCAAGTAAATATCACCGTTATGCCGAGCGTGGAATGCTTGACTCTTAGTTGAGTACAATTCAGCAACCTGTGCTTGATTGATGTTATAGATAACCACAGCATCAAAGTCTTTCATGGTGCTGTTATCTTTAGCAACTGGAGTCATATCATCCAGTTTAACATTAACGTCTTTGATTGGAAATGTAAGAACGTCACCAATAAAGGTTTGATTAAATGAGCCGGGTAAGAGTTCACCACTTTGCACTTGTTTATCAAAACCAACACGTACACCAACCTCACCAGTCTCAATGCGAGTACATGCACTAACCAGTGCAACTGCGGTGAGAACAAAACCAATTTTAATAGAGCGAATCATTTTAGATAATACCTTTTACAAAAAGAAAAAAACAAAAAACAAACCCAAGTATAAAATACAAAGGTCTAATAAGAAAGTCAGGAAACATATTATAGTCCTTAAAAAATAACAACGATTGAAATTAATATCGCAATCGTCAGTAGTGAACATAGTATACTATAACCTACTATTTTTGTCAATGCCAATGCATCTTTACCGGACATATTTCTGATAGTTTTGATGCCCAAAAAGAATAGTGCAAAAATAACAATGAATGCAAATACTACTTTAATCATTTGTCATCCCTAAATCTAACAAATCGAGGAAAACGTAAACTGTATGTTCCATCTTGGTTCTGTGTAATCACATCACACAGGACTTCAGCAGTACGACCAATGACCAAATTACGGTTAGTCCAATAGTCATCTCTATCAGTATCACTAAAGCCACTACCCACATTGACTGTAATTTCTTTCCCGTCGTCAACTCCATGACAAACAAGTGCTCCAAGTCTTCCCAAATTTCTACCAGTTCCTTCTTCAACACCTACTACCTCCAAGTCTACTGTAATCGTAGGTTTCCATTTCATCCAATCTGTACTACGCTTACAGATATATGGTGCTTCTAATTCTTTAATCATAATGCCCTCAAACCCTGCGTTCACATTATCTTTGGCATAGCGTTCAAGTTGATCCTTACCTGCGGCCGTATCAAGGTCAACCATGATGTGCGGAAGCAATTCGACATTAGGCATAGTATCAATGATCGGGCGCATGTCATCTAAGATTTTGATGCGCTTTTCAAGTTGAGCATTCCAATGACCTTCACGGAAAGCATCTAGAGGTAAAATGTCAAACACATTATAGACACTATCTTCTGCTCGTACATCAGTCTTGCGGCGGGCTTGTCGCATTAGTTCTTGGAAACTATTACCAATCACTTCACCATCAAGTACAAATCCCATACTCAAGTTTGACGTTGCGGCCTTGCGAACCATCTTGACCCAATTATCACGCACTTGTTTTTCAATGTCAATGAAGTTATCAAACTGTTTGCCATTGCGACTAAAACAGATAATAGTCACATCACCAAAATCGCTTGGGATGACCATCATCAACATGCGAACACCGTCTAACTTAGGTTCAAGACGTTTGATGCCTTTCATCTCAGGACGACCTTCACTGTTGGTCGCTAATTGACAACCAAAGATTGGAATTTCATAATCTGTTTTCTTACAAATTTTATTGATTGTTTTGTCGCTAATGCCTGCACGTAAGTCTCTACGCAATACAGGTGCTAAGAATGTATTCCATTCGTCACTATCAAAACGTTCAGCCATACTTTGAATAGCATCACGTGCGGCATGACCAGTCAATCTACGTTGACTAAGTTGTAACATCAACTCATTAAATTCTTCCCAGGGATTTTCTGCGTTAGTGATCCCTACCAGTTCTGGTATTTGACGAACACCAAATGTTACATACGGGTTATAACAGGCTTTAGTGAATGAGAGGAAATTAATAGCATTTGTGCTACCAAGGACACTTGCCTCTAATGCTTGTTTGATTACGTCTTCCTTGTGAAGGCGGCTGTCTGATTCATTTAGTTTACGAATCCACGATGCTGACATGAAAATTCCTTAAGTTAATAATATGTTATATTATATCACACTGCTGTTTTATCGTCAATATCTTCGGGTACGTTTTTCCGTTTCCTACATTCCTTAAGAACTTCGGCTGGAACATGTTGGTATTCTTTAATTACACTACATTTATATTCAATGGTAACATCATCGGAGTTATCATATTCATAATATTCTGTTTCATTTCCCAACCAAAAGTATATTGCTAATATTGATAATATTATTATAATTACATCTTTAAACAATTTGTGGAACATACTACACCTAGTAGCATATTTAGTTAGTGATTATGTTACCTTAATATAAGTGTGGTTCAACTATACGTTCATCTTTTAGAATCAACATAACTTCTTCCTTGCTGGTGAAGATCAAGCGATGTTCTTCTAAAATACTTCTACGTTGTTCTTCATCAATACTAGACCAAAGCAGAATCTGTTTATGACTGCCACGTGCTACTTTCGGTACTGTGCTGTCAATCCAACCTACCAAGGCTTTGTACGCTTCTATAGTATTACTAGGATGACTACGTGAGATTGCCTTGGCAAAATCATTAGCCAGTATTGCTTCAAAACAACTACCTGGCCTAAATCCCCAGACTAGATAGTTATAGAAAGGTTCAACAAACTCTTTGGGAACTTCCCAACGTGCAAATGTTTGCAACATTTTGTTTTTACTGTATTTTGTTAAGTTCATTCTTCAACTCCGAAATGTTTCTTAATCCTGTCTTTGATAACTTCGGAAACATTGCCGTTGATACTATCTTCACGACTATACCAAACCTGTTCCATACATTCCCACACAATCAACTCGGCAAATTTTTCCTTATCAAAAAACTCACGATAATGAGTGATTCCAGTATCTGGATTAACAATTTCTATAGTATCCGTAGCTTGCTCTATAAGTTGTCGAATTCGGTCGTTCATACGATTCCTATTCTTCACAAATTCATCATATTTTTCTTTGGTGCCAATAGAGTAACCACCATCACCTGCGTGAATGTCTCCACCTGCTTTAATATTTTCGTTCATTTTACTACTCTATATTCTGATTTAGGATATGTTTCAATCAGCCATTCTAATAAATCTTCACTATATGGCAACTTAATTGAATGATATTTATTTGTAATATACATTACCAACTACTGTTGTAAAATACTTTCAATCCCAAAAACACTTCCGCCTTAGCGTTGTCTACAAACTCTAGGTCTTGTTCATAATAACGATTATCTGCTGGTTTACCAAAAAAGAAACCTTGAGTATCCGGGAGTTGACCACGGAGAATAGCTCGTTCAAGCTCATCCAAATCATCCCATGTCAGTTCCAATTCAATGCCATTGAATATTTCTTTAGGGCCTGCACCGGGTTTGCCTTTGCGTTCCCATAGTTGTTCCATCCAACCATGCAAGTTAGGATGCTTACGCCAATAAGCAATCTCCAATGGCTTACTGATAGGAGAGGTAAAATCTTTTATAGTCTCATCCCATTCAGCCTTTTCATGGAATTCATCATACTGACCTTTTCTGCTGGCAACATAAGCATACATATCTAGTCCCATTTTATCCTCCACCTGTTTACGTTTAAATTTCACTTTGCTTGTTCGATGGTTACTTCTTTAACCTTGTCTACGCCTTTATCAGCCATTCTAGCGATGCCACTAAAGCCAACCGTTGATACAACAATACCAAGAATAAAACCAATAATTAATTTACTCATCACTCATCTCCTCAATTCCAAAATGTATTAACAAATCCTTACCTAACAATGGACCATGTTCCCATACACTACGGGCATAACGGTCACACTCTCGTACAATCAGTTCTGCAAACTTTTCACTATCAAACCGATCTACCATATAACTGTTAAACGCAGTAGTACCACGCATTTCACGGAAGATACATTGTGACTTCAATTTCTGAATCAATTCTGTATTCATTCTTCAACTCCGAAATGTTCTTTCAATTCTTCACCTAAGTCTTGTAGCAGCCTAGTATGGATATCGTAGATATCTTCCCATTTGGCTGAATGACCTGGAACCAAATCATAAGTTGTAATCTTGTCAATACATTCCCTAACAATCAACTCGGCGAACTTTGTATCTCTTGTTTGTTTGATTTTGCCTTCCCAAGTCAATCCATCAAACTGACCCATATAATAATGAACAGTTTGTTCAGCATATTCATCAGCCTGTAGAGCCAGTTGTCGAATTCGTTCGTTCATACAATAACCTTTACACGATTAAGTTGGGTAGTGTTATCTCGGTGTGCTTTAACAGTACCATAAATATCATATATCTTACCAATTGGTAATTCACTTTTGTAAGCAAAGAACACTACTTGGTCATCACTAGTGATGCCGGTAACATAGTGTGTGCCCCATTTCATTGAGAATACAGATTTCAATACTTCAATAGTAGTTGAAACTTTATCACCAACTGAACCCACAAATCCACCGCTAGCAAAATTAACACGTTGGTCTGCTGTTTGACGTTTCATACCACGCTCATAGCAACTTGGCAAACTAGCAATAACCGCAACATCATAACTACCAGTAATAACATCACGATTGGCAAGCAACATTGCGGTGTTGTCAAATTCATTCAATCGTTTGCCTTGCAAGATTTTGAAAGTGAATGCCTGATAAAATGCACGAACTTTTTTACCTTGCTCCATATCTTCTTCGGTAATCAAGCTAGGGTCAACCATGAAACTTTCGACCAGTTGACGATTGGACAATTTGTTCTCTGTCTTGTCAGCCTCTGTCAACACACTCAGTTTAACATAGGCACCGTTAATGCGTTGTGCCTGACATGCCGCACCCCAGACGTTTTCAGCAGGGATATTGAGAACGGGTTTTTGATAGCGAGCCATGATTACTCCTTAAACAAAATCAAAAGCATATTCAAAGGGGGTTTTAGAAACACGTACTTTACCAAAACCGTAGTCTTTGCTCAGTTTGTGAAACACTGAACGGGCCTGACTTTCTTCACACATAACAAACAAAGTACCATATTCAAACGCGGCAGATTTGTCATCACCGATAACACTAGCAACCTTAGCGAGAACGTCTTTTTCGAGACCCATTTTTAACTCCTGTTGTTTGACTGAATAAGACTCTATTATATACCCAAAGTGATTTATTGTCAAGCCTTGTAGGTAAAATAATTGCGGATTTTGCTTTGACGGTTTGTGTGACTTTCGTTAAATTTAATCTCATAGCCACGATTACGGAGAGCAACCAGCAATACAGACAAATCACAGTCCTCTTCCAAGAATGCATTGGAACCATTCATGTAACTATAAGTACTAATTTTGTCAGCAATACCGAGACTGACCAATTTTGCTTTGGGAAAACGTGCCCAAGCATGTCCGGGGTCTGCAAACACTTTGATAGAGATTTTCTTAGCCATTTTGTAGTCCTTTAATCAAGTCAATACAAGTATTATATACCCAAATCCAATTACTGTCAACCTTTACATTGACCAGTAAGATTCGGAACTTGGTGAACAAAAGTAAGGGGTGTCATAACGTTCTTGGAATGACTTACCTGCCATCAAGTTTTTGCGGGTAACAAAGGTTTCGAACACTTCAACAACAAAACCCAACCTACGCTTACCGTCTGCAACGGCATTAATGTAGTCTACTGTTACTGGTGCAAAATCTTGCTTTGAAACCAAACGCTTACCTTCTTTGGTACGCTTGTCAGTTTTGTAAATTTCCAATGTGTATTCTGTGAGTGCTGACATTTCGTTTCCTTTTCTTTACTGTTTAAGATTCTATTATAGCACAATACCCATTTATTGTCAATTTTTGGAGAACCAATGTTTGACTACATTCTCAGCAGGTTTTCCTCGAATAGATTGCGACAAGTTGGGAAAGCCTTCTTGCCCGGGTACTAACGTATCAGTATGCCAATAACTAGTACTAAAGTTAATACCATATGTTTTAATTAATGTTTGTTCTTTAATAGCCTGAAATGCACCTTCAATAGCTAATGCTTGAATACTAAAATCGGTTATATAATTCATTTGTTTGGCACATTCAGGATTACCCCAACTTACAGGGGCACCATCGCCACCTTCTTTAATACAAAATCCATCTTCTACCCAACCTTCACTCAATGCTTTATCTCTGCTCTGAATATTAAAATCCCAGATAACCGGAATACTTTTTAAATCTAATCCAGTAGCCATAGAAAGTTCTAATGCTTTTCCTAATATATTATCTAAATATCGGCTTTTTAACAAACTGACAGATATATTAATATCATCATTTCTAGACCAATTACTAGGAGTTAATGGAATAATAATACCATCGACCTTTTCAACAATTCTCTTATCAAAAAATACAGGCGATGCTCCCATAAATAATTTACCATTAAAATGTTGTCGCACATCATTAATGATTGATAAAAATTCTAAGGTGGCAGATTCTTTATATTTGTTAGTTACTGGAAAATGAAATGCATTCCAATGTACGGTTAATATATTCAAACCATTACTACCACCAAACTTAGCTAAATCTACAATAATATTATGCCATCCCCGCAATACTTTTAACATTTCCGCTTCTGACATATCATAACTTGAATTTATAGTATTACCTTTACTATCAGTTGGCCATAATTGCCAAATAATATTTACTTTAATGTTTCTACTATTAGCCTCTTTAATAAACCAGATCAATTCACTTTCTGGTATTTGCCATGTAGATTTATCTACTACCCAAGTAGTAGCATTAAAATCAACTACCGGGCCATATTGATATACTTCAACATAATCTACGTTTAATAGTTTTAATCTGTCTAGTGTTTTTTGATATAGTAATCTGGAATGTTCATCTTGAGTGCAATTTGTATTTGCCAGATTAAATCTAGGATGATAATCTTTAAGACCAATACCTCTTAGAATAGTATTATCAAATTTTGATAATGGTGTGGGTATTGAATTAGTGCCATAATATGATTGTGGAACTGTATTTGAATTTACAGCAAGGGTACACGTTGATTTTACTGATACTGCCTGCGAACTATCGCCAGTACTGGTGCCACCACCGCCCCCACAACCGGATAGAACAATAGATAGTATGAGTATAAATTTTTTCATACCCTTATTGTAACACTATTTGGAATTTATGTCAAATTGAGGATTGCTTTTTAAGCCACAGATAACTGTCTGTGGATTTTTCTTTTGCTTTATAGTAATCATCCATCCATGGAGAAAGTAATATTTTTTGTTTCTCAACTTCTTTTAAGAAAAAATTCTTAATTTGTTGATCCATAACTTTTTCTGTAATTTCTTCTATCCTAATTATAGCCTGATTTGGACTATCTACAATTAATTCTAACGGCAATTCGTGTCGCATACATTTTGAATCTTTACAATATAATTCTAAATCTTCATAGATACCGTTTAAAGGAGCAAACATTCCTATGTGTTTATAACTGTTCACTACGTGCGCCGCCCAATCACTCATGCTGATATCATCTGGGGTTGACGGTGTGCCTGGACCCACATAGTGAGTAAGCCAATGATTAAAGTTTTCTTTATTACCTAAATTATAATTGTATAATATATCTTCAACGTATCTAGAGGTCATTACCCATGCGAACATATCGTATTGATATGTTATTAATATTGCTGTATCATTGTCATTGGGTTTATCTAAAGAGCCGTAATACGAATTGTATCCCATCATATTAAAAATAGTTGATACTAGTGGTCTGCTTCCGCCCGGTCTTCCTAAAATATGATATTTCATAAAATTATTTATAGCCGTAAAGGAAGGCTCACAAAGAGCCTTCATGTTAAGAATTACTTCTTAGATTGTGTTTGACCTTGATTTACAAAGCCGTACATTTTTTCAGCAGTTTCAAGGACCTTATCTAGACCTGGAAACTCAGGCATACCAACTGTTGTTACTAGTTGACCTGTTTTCTCATCACGTTTTGCTGTTAGTTCCCAACCTTGAAATTTCATTTGATATTCTTGTTGAACAACATCTTTAGCCATAGCTAAAATATCTGTACGTAGTTCGTAGCCATTTTTGTTAAATTTAACTTCTGGCAATTTTGGTGTAAAGTCTGTCATTTTATTTCCTTAAAAAAGTGTATGTGTGTTAATTATAGTTTGTTTTGACTGGGATGTCAACCGGTTTTGGTAATGTACCATGATTAACCCATTCCCAATCTTCGTCAGTCATAGGTTGCCATTGATTCATTTCATTTTACTCGCTTTGTAGTCTTTGATAGATTGTATTGCCTCTAGTAGGCTGTTAAAAAGTTGTTTAAGTGTGTTCATAGAAATCTCCAATCAGATTGTTTGCGATGGAACTCGTATGTTAATCGTTCAATGTCACCTACATCTTGTGGATTTCGGCCGACTATATATTTTTCCAACTCAGTTCCGTAGGTGTCTGTAGAGAAACCTAGGAACGCTATTAGCATTCCTAAAAGTTTCATAATTACTTAGCCTTAGCTTTTTTAGCGTTGAAAGCAGGAACCATTGCTTTATACTGGTCAGCTAATTGTGTGTAGAATTCTTTGCTACTAAAAATCATACCCATAGCCATCATAGATTGCATTCCTGCATCTGCGGCTGCTTTTGTGTATTTTGATTGTGCATCAACAAAACCGTTTAATGCTGTTTTGATGCCATCGTGTTGAACTGTTTGTTCTACGAATTTCTTTTTGAAGTCTGAAACGCCGTCAATAAAGGCGTAAGTTGCTGTGTTAAACATTTTATATCTCCTATGTGTGTGTTTAAAAATTGAGTTTTTATGAAGAACTCATAACTTCATGTATATTTATGCCGTCTGATAGATTTCTCTATATTTTGACATAGCCATTTCTCTGGCCAGAAACAATCTTAACTTGACATAATCAGTTAATTCCACATCATTATCTAAAGAAGTTTTAATCTTTAATATGATACGACGGGAATTAACTAATATATCCTCATCATCAACTAGAACCTTATTGGGATCGAAACCCCAGATTCTAATTGCAGTGAGCCTATATGGATTACTTCTTAGGAGCTTCGGCTTTTTTATCGTCAGCTTTTGCTGGCGCTGGACTAGCAGGCTTTGCTTCACTTTTAGTGGCATCAGCTTTTTTGTCTTCTTTCTTCTTAGCTAATTTCATTTCTTCTTTTGGTGCTTCTGCTTTAGCAGGTGCAGCCGGCGCTGTTGCTTTAGCTGGAGCAGGAGCAGCCGCGGCTGGCTTGGCTTCTTCCTTTTTAGCAGGAGCAGCCGCGGCTGGCTTGGCTTCTTCCTTTTTAGCAGGAGCTTGAGCAAAAGCGGTGCCAACTGCAACAGCGGCAAATAGAGCGATAAGTTGTTTCATTTTGATTTCCTTTATGTTAATGAAAGTAGAACAACATTTTTTGTGTCTACATATATATAACGCGGCAGCTATGTATTCCGTTGACATAAATACATATTATGTTATATATATCTTACCAGGGTATCTTTGATAGCCAAAATTTTGAAGATGCTAATACCCCAGCACAAATAGGAAAAGCATTCAACGCCGGATATTCCTGCATGGTAGATGTTTGGAGAGTAGATGGAAAACTATATTTGGGTAGTTTTGAACCAACTACTGAAGTGACCGAAAAATATCTACAAGGTGTACGTTTTTGGATCAACGCTAGAAATACAGACATGCAAACTTGGTTAACTACTCAACCGAGTAAATTATATCCTAATTACTTTTGGTTTCCCGATGCTACTGAGAGTACCCCAGTTACTACAAGTAGTGGGAAACTAATCACTCCGGGTACTGTTGCTATAAACAATACTAGTATTATCTTTCTTCCCGAAATAGATGACCGTAGTTTGTTTAGTACTGTGCAATTAAAATGCTATGGTGTATGTAGCACTTATCTAACTCTCATTAAACGTATGCGTAATGAAGGTAGATGGTATTAACCACCGCGACCGCTTCTACGAACAACCGTTGCACCACCGTTACCCTTAGTTGGTTTAGGTCCTTGTGATTTAGGAGCTTTACCTAATCCAGGATGCTTACTATCTTTCTTAGCGGCATTAGCTAAATTAATAAACGGATTTTTACTTTTCTTTTCTTCTGTCATTTTCTTGCCTTTACTGATTCTAAATAACTGTGTATATCCCCATATAATTGTATCATCATAGCAATTTTACTGTCATACAATCTTATGTATGCCTCTTTTTCTTTTAATTCATTTTTATTGACACCAAAGTAATATGGACATTTAATCTTCTTACTACAATCAACTATAAACTTATGCCAATTGTCCTGAGTAATTTTTAATGGGAGATTAAAGAATTCTATTTGTGCGTGACGAAAACTTAAATCACCAATGGCAGATAATCGTAGTCCCTCACTGGATCTAGTGAACCACCATTCGTTAATTATTTTATCTATAGGTTGATCTGTGGGCGGCAACTGTTTAAGTACAGCCTCAGTGATACGTTGCTTATTTGATTTGCTATCACTCATTGGGGTACACAATAGTACCATTATTCATAAACACGACAGTAAATTTATCAGATTTAAATTGTGCGTTTAATTTTCTACATAAGTTTCTTGCGTGACCGGGATTACTAAAACTTGTCTTCTTATACTTGGGTGTAGCCTCGTTATCTAAGTAATGTTGTGATTTTAGATTAATTGGTTGTCCATCATAGAATACAGCCCAGATGCCACTTGCTTCAACAATCTGATCGCACTTGTATGTTACTTTATCTACTAATTCTAGTAAGACTTTTGGTTGTGTTCTACTCATTTAAATGTTCCCCCGGTTACTTGAACTTGAATTACCTCATTCGGGGAATCCTTTTTCATTTCATAGTGGTCTGCTAATAGCTTAGATAATTCATCACGTAGGCCTCTAGCGTCAGATACTGGAATAACCACATCCTTACCTTGGCGCCCCTCAATTAACGATACTCTCTCAATAAACCGCTTAATTTGAATCATTAGATATTTATCAAGTCTTTTGCTTCATCTTCTGTTTTAAATGGACCAACGTAGTCATAACGCTGAATAAAGATATATTTAGGGCAAAATTCTATAGTAGGTTCACTACCCTGACTAACAATATACCATCCTGCGGCATAATAACACTTACTTTTTGGTGTCTTTGTAAACAAGTGAATCTTACGTTTGATATCTAAGATAGAATTATATACCTTTTTAGTTGTTGGGTATTCACTGAAAGGAATATCTTTTTTAACTTTTTCTTTCTTAACCTTCTGGAATTCAATTTTAGTTTGCTTCTCAATAGCATTTGTATTTTTAAAATGAGTTTTGTTACCATTCAGTTTAACTTCAAACCCGGAACCATCAGCTAATACGTTACCGACTTTTTCGTTTCCGTCTGTTACTATCCAGAACTGGTTCTGTACTACTGGTTTTGCAATTAGTATTTTATTAGTCATAATTTTTTTCTTTTCTTTGTTGAAGGCTCGTCATCAAAATTAGTTAATCTTGTTACGCCCTTATGTGTACATACTAACACATTTGTGTATCTATTGTCAATCTTTAATGGTAAATCTAGATGGATATGTAATTCGGGTCCACGCTGTTCACTTATAACAGTGTCATTACCCACACTACCAATCCATCTGATTTTTCCGTGCATTCCGGTTACCCTAGCCATAAACTCATATTTGGGCTTGTACCGATGTTTATCAAAGTAATCAGCTAGGTTCATGTTGTTCTTTAGTTAATTCACACACTAAAAGAAAATGTTCGAATGCTTTTTTAGCGGCTGGATTTGACATCAATTTATTAGCCTCTTCCATCATAGCCTTTACGCCTGCTTCCGCAATGTCTCGGGTGCTTGCCCCTTGCAAGGTGCAAAGCTCTTCACCAAACTCTTTAGCCAAGTTCTGCCAAGCCTTAAGTTGACTCTTAGTTAGTGGTGTTCGTTGTGGACTTAGTTCGCTTGCTTTGTGAATAGCACTGCTAATAGCATCCTCAGCTACACGCCCTGCGGCAATCATAGCCGCATAGTTGGGATCAATATTGTACCGACGGCTTTGTCCCCCTGGGTAGCACATCACAATGTGATTACCTTTGGGAAAAGCATCCATCATGGTTTGGTCGTATTCGTACACTGGTACGTATCTACGACCTACCTTTTCATAAAATATTTTTTTCATAATTGAAACTTTTTCAAGTAAGTTTTGGCTATAGACAAATCTTTTATTGCATCATAATCAATCATTTCAATGAGCAACAACATTTTAAGACGATGCGCCATTACACGTTTTTTACGACTAAGGCTCATTAACCAATCTTCCATATCGTCAGACGATTGGATATTCCACATTATTTCAAGCATTTTAACTTCTGCTGGGGTTAATCCATTGATAATGTATTCTCGTCCTTCATCATTCATATTATTCTCCTAGTTTTTCCCACATATATTCAGAATCTTTCATGTATGCTATGGGTTTGAGCCAACCATTGTTAATAGCTTCTATAATCATAAATTTATATTGACTCGGACATTTGTTACTAATCTCAAACCCTGCACGTGGTGCCATAGTGATGCCATTAACAATATGAAAGTCTGGATCATCTTTCCTAATCGTTTTGATAATTTTGTCAGGGAATGAGTAGTTCATTCTTCAATACTCCAATGTTCCATTAACGCTTGATATGCAGTAGGCCTGATTTAATTCTACGCCATACAATTTCGAATGTAGTTGGCTTCAACATAACTTCCCAACCCTTAGGGATATGCTCGGGGAAGAGACTTGACTTACCGTTGCTGTGTTTGTATAGTTTCATTCTTTTACCTGTTGAGAATAATAGTAGTGACAGTCATTTCGGTTACCATACCAATCTCCGGCCATGCCACCTAAGTATTGTATAGCACATCTAGCACGTTCTTCACTATTGGGACACATACTCACAACCCATGGTGTTGTTTTCCTGGCATGAATATACTGTTTGAGATAGTGTATACTTTGTTCACGTGCCCACATTATCAACTCCGAAATGTTTCATAAGAGCCTGATATCCGTTTGGACTGGCAGTGGCTTTACTAACAACATCCATACATTCTCGCACGATTGTCTCGGCAAAAAATGATAACTCTTTGTTAGTCACTTCTCTATTGTCGTAGGCAATATACAATCCGCAGTCATCTGCAATCTGTTTAATTCGTTCGTTCACGATCCAACTCCGAAATGTTCTTTAATTAGACTTGCCGCAAGGTCTTCATCAAATGGAAAGGGTTCACCCTTCCACTTTAATAGAACATCAGCACATTCCTGCACAATCAATTCGGTGAACTTTTCAGCGTGTTCTACACCCATCCATTTACCACTAGTATCAGTACCGGCATGTTTCATTAGTTCTTTAATTATTTCATTCATACTAAACTTCCCATGTAAGGACTATTCAACCATTTCGCATATGTTTCTGCTTGTTCACTAATCTTAGTCAACTCATATTTGCCACAGAATCGCATAAAGTGAATACCAACTTGAGGGGTAGTAGTTGTACGAACACCCTCAATGATACTAGCATCAACCTTGTCTTTGATATCCTGAGGTTGTGCAGTCAAATCAATTAGTATACGATTACGTTCATAATCCTCACGTACACGATGTTCTACTCCATTATGGTCTAGCCAGCGTTGAAGTAGTAGATTGTTCCACTGGTAGCCCTGTTTTTCTCTATCAGCATATGCTTCCATCAAGCCAACTTTATTCTTGCTACCTTTCTCACGCACACCAGGATAAGCACTAAACACATTGTCAGTACCATCACCCCGCATACATTTTTTAAATAGCAAATATTGTGGATCTTCTAGTAGCTTGGGTTCTTTAGTTTTCTTATCTTTGACAATCTTACCCTTGTCATCAAAGTAACCATCTAACGTAATCAGTTGATTAGCTACCCCATTATATTGTTTTACATTTTCGGTAATCAATTGCACATAGTCGCTATCGCTACTGATAATAAAATGTTCATCATCGGGATGCAAGTGAATGAAACGTGCAATTAAGTCATCAGCCTCAGCCTCAGCATGACGAAGGACACTAACATTAGTTTTCTCACGTAAAAAATTTGTAAATACTTCATACGTCTCCCAGAACATTTTATTTTCTTCAATCTCGGCTTCTGTTTGTGATAGTGTATCAACAATGCGATTTTTCTTGTATGGCTCGTAGAAACTTTTGCGCCAGCTACGACCCTCTAAACAAAACACAACGTGATCCACACCAAACTTGCGAACAATTTGATTAGTACTTGCCAATGTCAAGTGTAGGGCCATGCCGATCTTTTCCCATGTATCACTATTACGTGATGCAATGTGACGGGCACGGAAGAATGTATTTGCTGTGTCAATGAGTGCGTATTTCATGTGTCTATTATATACTACTATTTAGATGTTGTCAACCGAGTTGTTCCAAAAACAAATCAGGATTCTCATTGATTGTTTTAAAGATATCCGGATTATCAAGGGTGTATGGTAAGAATTTATCCCTGATACGTTTGATAGGTAATGGGTAGCCCAAAATACGATCCTCAACAGTATCAATCAAATCCTCAATTGAAATGTCATATTTTGGATCTATCCATTCTAATTTACGGGTACGTGTGTTAGTAAAGTTTAATCGTTTATTACTATATACCTGTTTGATATATTTTTCTAATTGATTGATATGGAGATTTTCTCCATAATACAATTTTGAAAATTGTTGTTTTGCCGCACTAGGATTACAATAACCATCAACTAATCGTTTAGACAAATGAATAGTAATTCCAAATCCTAGTGTGTCATTGTGACTTGTTTTAATAACATAGAACCATTTCATGGTAACTTTGCCTTAATTTCATCAGAAAGAAAATCAGTAACATCGTACCCATCTTGTGCGTGAGCCATAATAACTCCGGGAACAATATGTGTGCCACCTGCTTTTTTGTAAATCTTTAGTACGATTGCCAATGCAACTGTTTTATCAGGACTTTTTTCATACTTAACTGTTTGCAGTGAATACTTTTTATATGCTTCAGTAGTAGCTTCCTTTAATCCATTTGGATTTACAAAAACTTCTTTTACTGTAGCATTAAAATCACGGAGAAATTCAGTGAATGCTTTAGTATCAGTACGTATTCCAGATTTAGTTTTAGTACAATGTTCATACAGTCCACCAAACAAACCAAATTCAGCATTGTCAACTTTCTCGCTTGACCAATATTTTGCGTGATTTGCACATAAGAAGCGCCATGCCTCAGCAGTCATCTTATTCATACCACTAATGTGAGTTACTGCGTTTGGTTCTTCTGATTGAGAATGATTTTTAGGTAATGTAGTAATACCATATTCTTCTGCAATAGCCTGCAATTCTTCTGCTTTGAGAGAATCTGGATCAGTATCACTATCTAAACGAACACATAATGTATTAACTGCATGAGTATCATATTCTTCAATTGGTTTCTTACCTTCACCATTGATATATAGGAAGTGTTTACGTGCAAAACTTAGGCTATCACTTTCTACATACATCACATCAACCTTAACGCTCAACCAATCTTTTGACTCAATGATTTTACCATTAAGTTTCAATCTACCTGCTAGTGCTAATCCAGCAATAACTGCAAGAGTGTGTTGGCCATCAGTAACGTGAAAATAATCTTCGTTAGGTAATTTTACAGCAAAAATGGGATTAAGTCTGCGCTCATCAAATACTCCCGGGGCCGAAATGTCAGCACAGTGTCCACCATCTAACAACCGTTGAATGTCCTCGTCACTAAGTAACAGACGCAATTCAATTTGGTCATGCTTAGGACGCTTGTTAAGTTCAAAATAAATATTGTTTGCAGTATAGTGTGCAATGTTGTCATGCCATCCTGTATTGGAAGGATCATTCAATTCTTTTGCTAATCCAACAACATCCTTAACCTTAAAGGTATTCTTCTCACGTTTGAGTTTATTGTCGATTGGGACAAGTTTGCGTTTTTGACTATTGTTTTTCCATTTATAGAAATAAGCCATTTGTTTACCCCTTAAGAGTTGTTGAAAGAAATAGTATTATACAGTTAAATGGAATATATGTCAACTTTATTCGTTAAGATTTTGGGTAAATTAGCTTACCTCAGTACGGCCATCGCCCAAATCTTTAGCACGGACCACACGCATTTCACTAGCCATTGTACGATTCTCTGGATCAGCTTGTTGCTGTTCATAGAGTTCTAGTGCGACATTGCGGCATACTGTTTGAAACCAACGTTCAACAATCATTGTATCAGTATCATCCTCACGAATCTTAAATCCAGATTTGATTAAGTTCAATACAAACTTATCGTTCCAATCTAATTCAAATGCACCTGTATTAATATCGTATGGATCTAGTTCCATTTTAAGAATATTAACATAGGGCATGCCTTCCATTGTAGCTTTTTCTTTTTCTGAAAGAGGTGTATCTTCCTTCTTCTTTTTAGGCTGTCGTGGTTTCTTTTGCTGTACAGGCTTTACAGGTTCTGGCTTTTTAAATAAGTTTTTTATTTTGTCAAACATTTATATCTCTCTAATAATTTAAAGCTGGCAAGATTCTTTGCCTTCGATTCACACATCATATCAAATTTATCAATGAATGTCAATGCCCAATCGTTCACAGCTTCGTTCCAATAGTAATCACTATGTGCCCGAAGTTTTTGCTTACTGTATCCAGATTCAATCAACGCACCATGATCGGGTAACTGTGATCCGGAATGCCCGACAAGTACATCTTCACGGCTGACGGAGTAATGTAAAGTAGGCCTAATACCGCGCCAACTATCAATAACCTTTTTAACGTTGTCATCATTGGGGGAAATATATTCTCCCTCACGAATCCAATTGTGATGTATGTCCATGACCGTAGGTACGAGGTCAGATAATGATAAGCAGTCAGTAAGTCCATGTGTGTATTCCTCATTCTCTAGTGTTAGTGTGTTTCTCGCTTCTGGCGACAATCTGTTGTACACATCCCTGATGCCTTGTGGGCCTTTACGTCCCGAGATATGTACATTTACTTTGAAGTCTTGAAACTCTTTGCCATAGCCCATCCAACGAACCATGTCACAATGATATTCAAATTCTTCAATACTCTTATTTACTACTTCTTCACGGTCGCTTGCTAAAACTACAAACTGGTCAGGGTGAAAACTAAGACGAACATCATTGGCACGTGCTGTTTCCCCGATCGGGGCAAACCATCGAGCCAAGCTGTTTTGTACATCACTACTTTGCCAAAAGCCTTTATATTCATCTAGTGTGTAAAAACTCAGCATATCGCTAGTAAGACGCAACATACGTAATTGTGGTTCTAGTGTAGCGACACGTTTAACTAGTGCATGTGTATTCATAATATTGCGTTTTGCAACATCCATAATCTTTTCTTCTACTACATTACGACTATTACGCTTTGCCCAAGCATGAGTTGTGCCGCCAGTGTTAAGACCTTCGGCTGAAGCAATTTCACCTTTCTTGTTGATTTCTGCCCATTTGCAAGCAAAGCCGATACGTTTGACTGATTGATTTGTGTACATAAAAGCCCAAAGTGATAAATAATATATACAGTGTAGCACAACTACGCAATAAAGTCAACTATTTACGGATACCATTATGAGAATAACAGAAATTTTAACAGAAGCCGCAAATCCAGCACAACAAGCCGCTATTGCTATTAGCAAAAAAGAGAAAGTATCTGAGGGTCAACCAGTTGGATTTACTCCGGAAATTATTTCTATTTTGAAAAAACAAGGCTACAAAGGTCCATACAAGTTACAATCATTAAGAAAATGGTACAAAGAGTTGAATGGATATCAAAACCTTGATGGTAATAATGATATTATGGTTCAAGGCAATGATATTGAATTTGATGGTTGGATAACCCCATGGGGAAATGAATTTTTAACCGGTGCAGAAAATCAATCAGGTCCAATATCTGTTAAAAAATTATTAAGTCAAGGTGTGGCGGAAGGCGAGAATTGGTCAAAGCACAATAACAAACGTGTAGGTGGGATGAGTAAAAAATCTGTAAGTAGTTATCGCCGTAGTCATCCTGGTAGCAAGATTCAAACAGCAGTTACTAAAAAGCCAAGCAAGATTAAAAAGGGTAGCAAGGACGCAAAGCGCCGTGCTAGTTTTTGCGCTAGAATGCGCGGTATGAAGAAACATCGTACAAGTGCTAAAACAGCACGTGATCCAAACAGCAATATTAATAAGAGTTTACGTAGATGGCATTGTGAATCTATTGAGCAAATGCAAGAATTAGTAATGCTAGCAGAACAATTTATTAGGAACCACAAGAAATGAATTTCAAAGAACTATTCGAAGGCGTAGAGCCAAAAATGCCTGGAGCACCTAGTGGCATCCAAATTATGACACCTCAGCAATTCGTTACTAAAGCGGGTGATATGCCCGATGAAGAATCAGAAGAAGGTATGACGGAAGAGCAACTTGACGAAATTAATTGGAAAAAAGCAGCCGCAACAGGTGCAATGGCATTAGGTGCAATGGGTGCGTTAGGGTCAGCTGGCTCTGCACACGCAAGAGTTAGTCTTGGTGCTGATGGCCAAATGTCACCTAGTGCCGCACAACAAATGGCTCAACAAGGATTTCAAGCCAGTGCAGAAAAATCTGGTGGTCAGATGCCAAATCAAAATGTTGATACAGCAGAAAAAGTAGAACGAAGCGACACTGGTATAGTTGTGCACCATGGAGGCAAAGAATATAAAGGTATGCTGGTACCTAATGATGGCCCAACGCCGCGCGGCGCAAAAATGATAACAATTCAACAGGCTCAAATGGGTGAGAGGGGTATAGGAAATTATACTACGTATCTATTACCCAACGGTACTGCGTATATTTATAAATTGGCTAGTCAAAGTGCAAATGAAGGTGTGGCGGAAGGCTTAGATAGAATTCGCAAACTATCTGGCTTAGAAGAAGCAACTAAACTGCCAGCAAGTAGCCGTGAGTTTGGTGGCGATGAGTTCCAAGATTACATGAAACGTATTGTTGGTACTCCTGATACAGACAAAGCAGGTAATGTTAAGGTAGATAAAAAGGGTAATGAAAAATATGTATCTGGTAAAACAAAAACAGATAGATACAAAATGCCTTATATCCACCGTAGTAGTGTAGTTGAATACTTAGGTCCAGATGGTGCAACATATGATGAGGATGCAGTTAAGAAAACATTGTCACAACGCCCTAAATCATTACTAAAGCAAAACGAAAAGATGAAGCATAGTAACGGAGAGTTTGAACAATTCTTCAACGTTGGCTTTGCGGCATTGACTGGTATTGCACTAGACGAACAAACAAATAAACTAATCATTGTTAATACATGCCCGGGCGCAGGCTCATGTAAAATAGATTGTTTTGCTATGAAGGGCGGAAAAATTCAGTTTAAGAACGCATGGCAAAGTGACGGAAGAATATTAACATATCTATTGAATGATCCAGACGGGTTCTTCAATCAATTAAGTAGTGAGATTAGCAAAGAAGAACAAGCTGGTCAAAAGGGTGATAAGAAATTCCCTAAAGGTTGGCAAACTACTATTCGTTGGCATGATGCTGGTGACTTCTTCAGCCCAGAATATTTAGACTTGGCATTAAAGATGGCTGCAAAGCATCCTGATACTAAGTTCTATGCTTACACAAAGATGGCTGGTGCCGCATTAGGTCAGAAGCCACCTAACTTTATTATCAATTGGAGTGAAGGTGCTCATACATCACAAGAGAAACAAGTTAAGGCAAGTGATGCTAACTTAGATAAAACTAAGAATAGTCGTATTGTTCCAGATGACTTGTTCCAAGATTTATTAGTTAAGGACGAAAAGAAAAACTTAGTTAAGGGGTCAGAAGGCCAATGGCAAGTACAACCTGATAAGTTACCTGAACTAAAGAATCGTCTTGCAAAAGAGTATGGATTAAGTGCCAACTCTATATTAGACTATAATCAGTACATGGCTAAACGTAAATCAATACCAGCCGGTATGAAGTACAATGTTATCGTTGCACCCGGTGAAGGTGATATCAGTGCTAACGATCCTAACATCATTTCTACATTATTATTGAAACACTGATGCGTGATTTAATTCAGTTACTTGAGGATAAGTCAAAACCTCAAGATATAGAAATCATTCAGCTTAATTTTGAGCCAAAAGAACTAAGTCCGGTTTTGTCGGTAGACACTATAGACTTACACTATGGCAAGTTAGCACATGGCTATGCTGAAAGATATAACAAAGATATCGGAGATAAAGAATTTAACTATGCAGGTGCATTCTTACATAATACATTGTTCCCTCAGTTCCGTGAAGTAAGAAATAAAAACAATCCAAACGGCCCCATGATGGGCTTTATTAACAAACATTTTGGCTCATACGATAATATGAAGTCACAGTTTGAAACTGAAGCAATGAAGATACAAGGTAGTGGGTGGGTATATTTAGCAACTGATGGTAAAATTAAAACAATTAAGAACCATGAAGTACGCAATGATATATTGTTATTAGTTGATTGGTGGGAACATGCGTGGATATTAGACTACGGTGCTGATAAGAAAAAGTATTTGGCTGAACAGTGGAAGATTATCAACTGGAATGTGATTAACACACGCTGGGGTAAGAGTCTATGAACATAGATCAACTTAAAAGACTTGCAGGAGTTACCGACCATAGAGGAAAACCTACATCTTCTGTGCCTATAGACCGTAGCAAAATTACTGCTAAGCCTGGTACTGATGAGTGGTTCAAAGCAATGTTTCCCGTTAATGATTTGCAGATGCCAGTAGGGTTTAGGGGTCGCAAGAAATGAGAGCCAATGAATTTGCAGTAGATGAGGCTGCAACAGGACCAGCCTTCAAAGAAATTGCCGCGCATTTAAAATCACTAGGTTACAAACATATTGGTAGCGGAGCTGATGCAAGAGTATGGGCTAAAGATACTAGTCATGTGATTAAAATATTAATGCCAGATGATCCTAGTGGTCACGCTGAAAAAGTATTTAAAAAGTTTTACGAATTCTGTGAAAATCATCCTGAGATTTCTTGTTTACCTATATTTAATGAAATGAATACAATCGATATTGCCGGTGAGGATTACATACAAATTGACATGGAACATCTTCAGCCTATTAAAAAGAACAGTGTTGAAGAAGCAATGGTCTGGATATTAAGTGACTATGCTGTTACAGGTGAGACTTGGCAACAAATCTTACCTTCACTAACTGATCCTGAAACTTGGAAATTCTTCTCTAGCCCAATATCATCTAAAATGGCTAAACTTATAGATAATGCAATGACACAGCAAGGTGTTACTTTTTATAAGACGTATGCTACCTTGTTTAGTGTAATGAAACTATTATATCAATCGGGTAGAATAAACAAATTTGGTTGGGACTTGCACACCGAAAATGTCATGCAACGTAGTAATGGAGAATTAGTTATAGTTGACCCCTGGTTTGTTAATTCTAAAGGATCAATGTGAGAGCAAAAGAATTTATAACTGAAGGAACACTTAGTGTTGATGTGCCTAATGAGGAATGGCTAAACGATGCTATTGCGTATGCCAAGCAAAAAAGTCCTGATCGTAATGGTTTGCCCTACATGGGAAAGACAACTGCTACTGTCAGAAAAGTTGAAATTCCTGTTAACTTACTAAGACAAATACCCGGTATGCGAAACGAACAACAAAATGTGCGTCAAGGTGATCTTATTGCAATTATGAAAATAATGAAGGACACCGGCAAGCTACCATTACATTCACACTCTAGTGAAGAATACAAACCTTTTATCAATGTGGCCTATGATGGCAGTGCCTGGGTAAACGAAGGTAATCATCGTATCATGGCTGCACATAGATTAGGCTGGAAAGAATTACCAGTAGAAATTAGTTACTTTGACGGTGGTGAACGAATAAAGTCTGGCCCAATGTATCCACCCAAGATTGGTCTATAAATTAAACCTTAAGCAACTCATCCATAGTATATAGATTACGCATATAGGGTGAAACATCTTCTAGTACAGAACTAGCAAGATCACCCTTTCTTCTTGGGCCGTATTTTACTTCAAAGTCAACGTGATTGACTTTTTGAAACTCATCGACAATCTCTTTAACTGTCCATCCCACTCCGTGACCCAATGATTCAATTTGGTTACTAGGCTTTTCGATAGCCTGTGCTAATGAGTCACAAATTTCATTCACATGTACATAATCACGCACACATGTACCGTCATCACTAACGTCATAGTCATTACCGAAGATAGTAAACTCACCTGTTTCACGTGCTTTCATTAAGTTATACATTAATCCATCTGGATTTGTAGGTGGAACAACGGTAGTACCAATCACATTATAAAATCTAAAGATAGTATAATCTTTTTTATTGTGATGTGTGCAGTATTCTTTGACTACATCTTCTGCGGCACGTTTACTGATACCATAAGCACTTTCGCAACCAACTGCGGCACCCGTACTTGCAAATATAAAGTTTTTAGTCTTTACTTTGTTAATGACATTCATTGTGCCATTTAAGTTAGTGATATAATATTGAATGGGTATCTGTTCACTTTCACCTACATTAACTAATGCGGCTAAGTGAATGACTGCATCAAATTCTTCATCTAATGAAAATTGTCTATTGATATCTTGACGATAAAATCTATTCAATGCATATTGCGGGTCACGGATATCTAATCCATGAACTTCATATTTCATTGTATCCATTAACATCTTACTTAGATGACTGCCAATGTAACCTGAGTTACCTGTAATTAAAACTTTTTTCATAATCCTTCAAACAGACTTAATGCTGTTTCTTCCTCGACTGGTTTATATGTTGGGTCTTTGCTTAGGTAAGTGTCACTATCTGTGTAGCAGACATTTAAAAACTTATATTTGTTTGCGAGTACGCTTTCAAAGTCCTCACGTGCTAAATGTGTACGATTTAAATCCTTGATATAATCACTATACTTAACTGTATCATATGTATTAATCTTTGCGGCATTTGTGTTGCTACGCTTGCCTGCAAAATTATCTAAGAATGTAATCCAACCTTGAGCTACCTCATCATCTAATTGTTTCACATAGTCTAATACTGAAGATAATTGATTTGTGCCATACAATGTTTTAATCATGTCGGCTGCTGAACCAATTGAAACTTGATGATAGTATTCTCGCTCAAAGTTGTCTGACCAATCTTGATTATCAAGCACAACACAAGGCATATGACCAAGACATTCTAAAAATGCAAATGGATAGTTTTCACGAAGGCTGGGCATAAAGAATACATTAGCACCACGAACAAAATCTACTTTCTCTTGTCCAGTAATACCGGCTTTGATTTCATAATCAGTAATACCTGCGTCACTGAATGCCTTCTCAAACTTTTTTGCACCGTTACTATTTGTCATTACCTTACATGGTAATTTACATTCTTTCATTACACGAATATATGCTTCAGGGTTCTTACCTTCTTCCCATCGTCCAATGAATAGTACACCCTTCTTAGATCCATTGTATCGTTCTAATAGACCACGTTCACTCATTGGCATACGCAATAACTGACAGTTAGTTGCACCAAACTTAGTTAGTTCGTCAATGTTCTTTTGACTTTGTGTGCCTATAATGATATCAGTAAACTCCATATGTTTGTTATAGAAATTGTGATAGCTGTCTAAAAATACATCACTACCTTGACTTTCACGAAAAATCATACTGTGCAAATGAGTATAGAATACAACAGGTATATACTTGTTAACCGTCATGGCATAACTAGCAGTCATTGCCTCTTGTGTATTACACACAATCATGTCGTATACATTTGTTTCAAATGCTTTTAATATTGCTTTACGGAAGTTGATAATCTTTTCAAAGTTGATAGTATCGCTAAATGCAAACGTAGCAGTATGGTCACTGTATCGTAGTGGTTCATCAGGGTAAACAATGTTAGCACCTAGACTAATAATTAAATCACTGAATAAATTAGTAGGTGCTTTGTCTAATATAATATCAACCTTCCACCCGATACGACCACACATCTCAGTAAAGCCTTTAGCAAAACTACCTATACCACCATGCGGTATAAAATGTTGGTCACTAATCAAAAAAGCAATTCGTTTATCGTATAATTTCATTTTGTTTCATCTACGGTGGGGACATACTTCCATTCAGTCCATTCTATTTTTCTAATGAATCCACCTGTTTTAGGATCTGTGCCACTATAGTCTGTTACTTCATGTTGAGTTCTATATTGTAACACTTGTTCAGGTCCATCCCAACCGTTTCGGACAAGATATCTTAATTCATACATATATTCACCTTTTTAGTTTCCATATAATATGGGTATTCTTATCGTGCCATCTATACTCAAAGACAGGTGTGCCCGGTCCAGTAATCATCCTAGTCATCCTATACCCATACTTTAACCAAATACGCTTACCTGATATGTCACAAGTTTGGGGTAGCCAAGTAAACTTAAGTTCAGTACCTATCAATTTGTCATAAAAGTAATCATATGATTGGACTTGATCTAATGGCATATTATTCCTTACCCCATTTGATTCTCAACCAAATGCGTTCGTGAATGTAATAGTCTATACTTAATAATATATGTAATGCAGTAGCAAAGCCGGCTGAGTTACCTAGATTACCTGTAAACAGATAAGTCCAAAAGATTGTGAATAACCATGCTGTCAATCTATAGGTAAGCATCCTTACCACTGTGCGTTTTTTTGTTTCTGTCATTATGTCCCCCATTCATTTTTAAATAGAGGCACCTGTAATCTATCACTATAGCGATAGCCACGATTCATTGCTTCAATAGCAACATTTCTAGCATTTAAATTATAGATACTTTCTACACCACCGCATGGCATGAAGTATATTGGACCTCTGAATCCAGCTGTACGAAATTCTTTAACTGCTTTATCTGCCTCAATCGCATCTTCTTTAGTAGCAATAACAAATTTAAGATATACAAAGCCAACACTTTCATATTGACGAACAACTTGTGGACATATTGCTTCTTCCCACTTCTCACCGCTGATACTAAGTTTAGGACTCACACTGAATGTAAGTGCGTTATTTTCACGGCTGATCTTCCATTGATGAAGATAGTTAGTAAGGTCTTTACTTAGTTCTTGTGTGCCATTAGTTTCAAATGTAATCTCTTTCAATGCTCTCATTTTCTCGTTTGAAAGTAAGTCTGGATACGCTCTTTGCCATCCAAGCAAAGGTTCACCACCTGTAATAACAAGATGTTCATCCATCCAACGCTTGTGAGGAAGTATATCCATAATACTGTCAGCAATAGAATCGGTAGAGATAACAGGACTAAGATGTTTAAAGCGAGGGTCCCAAGATGCGTAACTATCACATCCAGTACTGACAAGTGGTAAGGATTTATAATCTGTATAATCTTCTGCTTTAATTGCGATAACATCTCTCTCATTACTCATTTCTCCCTTAGGCATACCGAAGCCACCGCATGTAAAATTGCATCCATATGTTCTTAGGAAAATACTTGGCACTCCCATATAGCGACCTTCTCCCTGGATACTGTAAAATAATTCTGATACTTTTAAATGACTCATTTTTTATATACACTTATATTGTAGTTTTCTAGAATGACTTCGCCCCAAGTTCCGCCACCTTGTTTAGCCAGATGATTAACTTGTTTTGCACAATCTCTAATTAATAATTCAGCAAAATGCTCATACCGTTTTTCGTCTAGTAAGTCATCTCGTTGAGCGGCCTGTTCCCATAGTTCTGTAATTTTTTTGTTCATATTTTACCAATGACGTAATGTATTTGCTATGATGAAACAACATGTTATCACATGTAGTATAATCCAGAAAGTTTTTAGGAACAATGCAATTCTTGCTTCTCGTAAAGTAAGAATAGGTACATCGGGTCTATCATCATCAGTGTTACCCATTAAATGACCAGTTGCTCTAGCCCATATTTTTTCTAAACTATTCATTTTTTTCCTCAATAGAATAAAACCAATCATCTCCTGCACTCCACTTGCGAGTACCATCTACTGTAAATATGGTCTGTGCGGCTTTAAAGTCTGGAAATTTCACTGTACCTGAAATCAAACTTTGGTCGTACCACAAACATCGATTATTGGGTTGACAAGCAAACTGTCCATTTTCTAATCTAATAAAATTAAACGACTTGTGTTCTTCTGCTACTTCAGTAAAACCTGTATCTACATCCATTCCATCAGCACAAAAATCTACTGTAAATAAATAAGTTCCGTGATGCCATTCTTTATCTTTGCCCAAGAACTTAACACCTAGATTACGTAAACCTATTTTTTCAATGATAGTAAAGCGATAACCCATGCAGTCCCAGAGTTGTAAAGTATCTATAGGTAGATTGCCTGTGTAGTTGTCTTGCCATACATAGGCATGAATGGGCAGTTTATCGTAGAGTGCTCCGTAATTGGGTAATAATGATTCAATACGAAACACTTGTCCACGTAATGCTTTAAGACTTACCCATATGGCAGGTTCTAATTCTCCGTGACCTTTTTCAAAGTTGTAAAGAAATTCACGTTTTATCCAACACTTAATAGGAGGTAATGATCCTACAATATAACTCATTTTGCCATCTCTCCTAAAATCTTATAACCTCGACCAGTTGGATGTACTCCGTCAGCACTCATATGATTCTTTGGCCTAGGCAATACTGTATCACCATATTCTTTAGCAATGCGAATAATTGCATCGTGTGGAATAGGTTTACGGTCTTGACCTGGATCGATCCAAAACACACGCTGGCCCTTAACTGCTTCTCGCATTTTACGTAACTCAAGCTCAGTCTTAACACCCTTGTGGTCGTTGGCTCCAAGACTAATGATTATAGTTTGAGCAGGTTGAGCAGAGGCTTTGGCTAAGTAATCCTTGTTCCATTGCCAACTGTTCCAGCCGCCTTTTGAATAACTTACACACTCTGGACGAGCCATAGCTGTACCAACTGCAATGCTATCACCTATAATTATACAGTCTAACATTTTAATATTTCCCTGATGCTAATACGATTTGACAAATATGTTCTAATCGTTCAATATGTTCAAAAGCCCTCCATGGGCTAGTATCTATAGCGACCACACCGTGACCTTTGATACCTACAATGTCATAAGCAATAGTACCATTCTTATCTAGTCCCAAATTTTCATGACAGCGGTCTGCAAGTTCCTGGCTAATAGGAGGCACATCACCCACATTGGGTGCCACGCTAGTATAGCGACTGAGTTCAGGAAAGTCATTAGCCAGACTACTCAACTCAATGCCGCGGTGCATAGCGGCAACACAGTATGTGGGATGTAAATGTACTACTACTCTAACATCATTATTGTGCTGTCCCATTTTTCGCTGTAGTCCGAGGTGTAGTGGTAGCTCACCTGACGGTTTAAGATTAGCACTGATATCAGTGTATGGTTGCTCTTCCCATAACATACTACCAACAATACGAATCTTCTTAAACTGATCCGGTTGCATTGTCTGCTTACGCACACCACTGGGTGTGATGTAAAAATGATCCCGATCATGATGACGAATACTTACATTGCCATCACGACTGGTAATCCAGTTGCGTTTATATGCTTCAACTAATGTATCGCAAATTGTTTCTAACATTATTCAAACTCTCTATCTTCCCTATGACCACTACGTCCTGCCATGTTACTATCAGTCTCGCGGACTTCTACTCTACAGCACCATACACGTTTAGCTTCTTCACTACCGCAGTTAGGCAAAAAAATTGTGTTAATGTATTCATATAAAAAGTCAGAAATACCTTCACACCCAGTACGTTCTACTTCTGTAATTTTAGCTAGCTTTAAACGACCTAGTTCTAATAGATGTTCACGCATTGGGTCATCTTGTGCAACTAGTAATGTATGGTCAAACCATTCTTCTAGTTTATCTTTGAGAGGTCGTAATCCACCGAAGTCAGTTACCCAGTTACGTGCGTCTAACGTATCAGCCTCAAACTCAAAGTGAAAACTCATAGCATAGCCATGAATTAAGTTACAATGACTGTCAGCACGCCATTGACGATAAGCGACAGGACCTATTTGTCTGTATGTCTTTGTTGAAAAGAATTTTTTGTTTGCCATGAATTTCTCCTATGTTGATTATAGCATAGGCAGCAGAATTTGTAAAGCGGGATGATGTCCAAAGACCGCTATAGTTATTTATTAAGAACGTTAATAATCTGGGCATCAGCTACCCGTTTTCGTAAACTACTACTGCTGAAACTGTGGTCACGACCATTGAATACAATTTCAATGCCACGCTCACTACCTTCATATCTTCCGGTAAAGTCTTTATCTGCATACTCTACACCCAAAATGCGAACATCTAGTGGTAGAATAAGTAACAAGTCAATAAGGTCCTGTTCAGTTTGATAAACAACAACTTCATCGACATAGCGGCAAGCCGCAAGTTGAATCTGTCGTTCTACGATACTTTGAATGGGTTTATTCTTTGTTTCAGGTCGATCAATCGTGGGGTCAGTTTGTAATCCACAAATAAGATAATCACAATGATTTTTTGCTTCACTTAACATAGCAATATGACCTGCGTGAAGTAGGTCGAATGTACTAAAAGTAATACCTATCTTCTTTCCATCTTGTTTGAGTTTTTTAATGTGATTGAAAATCATTTTGAAAGAGTTCTCCACATCTTAGTTTGTTCATGTTCTTTTAAGAATTCGTCTTCCCCTGCAAATGTAGGGCTGTCAGCCATAATCTCATCTAACAACCACTTGATACGATGTAAATCTTTTTTGATTTCAAACTGATTGTAACCATCATTGTAATTACTATGTAATTCTACACCACTCATATAGATTTGATGATGTACTGCATTGTAGTCCATTTGTTTACGAAATCCCATTATTCAACTCCCATAACTCAAGAGCCTTTGCAGGGTATATTTGTACAGAACCTTTTTCTGTATGACTCTCAACTGCATATCCTTCAGGCGTTAACTCAGTTGAGTATGTACCAACTACTTTTCCATGCCATTGTGAACCAGACACTTTTTTAACCATGTCACCTAATTTAAATTTCATCATACAACTCTCCCTAATCCTAACCAAATTAATTGGTCTAGTTCTTGCTGATAGTCTTGTCCAAGTCTACGTTTTTCGTAAATCGACTGTAGTACTTCCTTGCCGTCATCGTAGTCCATAACACCTGAGCCACGGTTTTCCAATTCTTCAACTAATTCGTCAGTATCAAAATCGCTCAGATCAATATCAACTTCTACTTCTTTATATATCAGTGCCATTATTGCTCCCTACAAGTACAGTTACGACCTTGATTGCAGTCTCCGTTACATCTACTAGCATTTGGCATCGTAGCAATCATTATAACAATAGCTATTATTACTGCTATTGTAACTAATATTGTAATAATCATTTGCAACCTTTGTTAGCAATCTGTAAAAACTCTTGTCTTGCCGCAGGATCTGATTTGAAACCGCCACCTAAACGACAAGTAACAGTACTAGATCCCGTATCTTCTACACCACGTGATTTTACACAATAGTGTTGTGCATCAATCATAACTGCAACATCTTCTGTTTCAAGGATGAACTGTAAGGTGTGAAAAATTTGCTCTGTTAACCTCTCTTGGATTTGAGGCCTTTTGCTAAAATATTCTACGATACGGTTTATCTTACTAAGCCCTAGAACTTTTTGTTTAGGGACATAAGCTACAGTAGCTAGTCCATCGATGACTACAAAATGATGTTCGCAGTTAGATTGAACGTTAACATTACGCTCTACAACCATTTCGTTGTATTGCATCTTGTTGTCAACTGTTGTACATTTAGGGAATGCGTCATAGTCAAGTCCCCAAAAGATTTCGTTGACATACATCTTGGCAACACGCTTAGGGGTTTCAATCAAACTATCGTCTGTTAAGTCAAGACCCAAGATACGCATAATGTGTGTAAAATGCGCTTCAATATGATCTATCTTTTCTTTACGGTCATAGTTGTTTGGATTAGTGGGAGTTTCAACACCCATCTTAACTAGATGTTCGTGTACTCGTTGACCCAACTCTGGATCTGTTTTTGTTTTATTATAACTCATAGATAACCTTCCTTTGTGATGGTTTTTGTTTTGAAATTTTGTAACCTTTGTGTTACATCTTTATTTATCTTAGTGTGTGTTTGTTTAAGAAAAAGGCCATGCCGCATTTGGGTCTAATGGTGGACGTTCTTTTAATTCTACGTTCTCAGTGATTATATCACCGTTGTCACTAGCATAGTCAACACTAAAGGGCGCCAAGACTATGACATAATCATCTTCAGTTTGCCAATCATGTTCACCGTCAAACAACCAAGCCGCGCCACCATCATAGTATGATTCTTTAATTTCTTGTTGTTCCAATTCTGTGATATCGTCTGAAAATTCCCAGTCAATACTGATAGAATCTTCAAACTCACATCCCCAACCTGCATCTGTTTTGCAATGTGCAGAGTTAGAACCTTTCCAAGGCAGGTTGCAATCAAGGTCTTCTTCAATAAAACCCTGACCCCAACGATATAATTCTTCCATATTAAACCAACTGAAAGATCCGTCACTATTCTCACGGTACATTTCTACCCGCCAGCTAATACTTTTCTTCTCTAGTGGTTTAATACAGTAGACATTAGCCATTATTAATCCTTAGAATGTTTTTTATTGGAGCCCCTTGAATGTGCGGCCTCTTTATATATTGCTACCCAACTACGTATAAATTCACCTCGCTGATGATTATCTAAAATAGTTGCCGCTCTGCATTTTATCTCTTTTGGCAATTTAATTGCCCTGCTATCATAGCCTCTGCAGGTCATATTAAGCCTTTACCTTTGCTTCAGCACGTGCGGCTTTTTCTGCTGTAATTTCGTTACGGCGAGCCTTAACTGCTTTAGCTAGTTCTGCTAATGCTTTGCGGGCACGTGTACCTGCGGCTGCATTTCCTTTGTTAAACTTATCGTTTTCAGCGTTGTATGCTGCCAAACTTGTTTCGATATCATTTTGTGCGCTCATGTTTTCTCCTATTTGAAATGAACTTATTCTGTATCACCAGAACCTACTACATTACCATCTTCATCTGATAATTCTAACGGACCTTGCAAGATATAATCTGTATCATCGCAACTCCAACCTAATTCTTCCATGCCTTCAAAATAATTTTCATCCCAAGCATTTTGAATTTCTTCTTGTTCTTCTTCACTCATGTCATCGGGGAATTCCCAATCAGCCCAACAACCGTCATCGAGGCTATCAAGCTCCCACTCATACTCATCTTGACCAATTTCATAACCATCATCATTAGTTAGGTCAATATCAGGTTTCTCATCACTTTCACAGTAAAATGTGCCCCAACGGTAACCTTCTTCACGGATGATTTCTTTACCATCTTTGTACCAATGCTGTCTTTCATATGCACTCTTTTTGTGCAGTGTTTTTAATATCCATGTTGCCATGATTATTTCCTATCACCAAATAGTTGTAAGAGGTTAATAAACAAATTAATGAAGTCCATGTACAATGTTAATGCACCGCGTACTTCTGCACTATCACTGGTTTCTAGACTTAATTCTTCACGAATCTTTTGTGTGTCGTAAGCAGTCAATCCTAAAAAGATAATGATAGCCAACGCACTGATAACCATTTGCATTACGGTACTGCCGATAAAGATATTGACAATGCTGGCAATAACTATTGCAATCAATCCAACAAACATAAACTTGCCAAGACTGTCTAAACTTTGTTTAGTAAAATAACCATAGCCACTCATAACGCCAAACAATATGGCTGCTCCCATAAATGAGCTTACAATACTACCCATGTTGAATACAGCAAAGATTGTAGCAAAACTTAATCCCATTAGTGCGGCAAATCCATGTAAACATAGTTGTGCTACGCCCTTACTAGGGTTGTTACCTAGGACCATAGCAACACCAAATATTGCCGCTAATGGGGCAAAGATCACAATCCATTTCAATACACCTGTAAAAAAGAATTGTAGTAACTCTGGACTAGAGCCTACAAAATAGCTAACTAACATTGATACAATGACAGCTAGACTCATGTGACCATAAACACGGCCCATTGCTGAGTTAATTTCGCTAGCAGAACGGTAATTTACATTATCTGTATAAGTTGTTTCAAACATAATTTTCTCCTTTTAGTATTTATTTTCTCTAGTATGTTTGCGATAATCTTTGTCCATACGCAACCATTGTTGTCCCTTACCTTCTAAGATATCACAGATTCTATCAATAGTACCATCAGTCCAATCACTAATCTTTCCTTGATTTATATGTGGCTGATGTAACATATTATACAACTTTATTGCCGCATCTTCAACTGACCAGGGCGCATACATTCTTGTATAGTCGTTTGCAAACGTTTCTGGAAAACTGCGATATGCTGGATACAACACATTACAACCCAAACTATCTGCTTCACTAACTGTATTACTTACCCAATCTTGTAATGCACAATTAAACAATACTCTGGTATCATTTAATAATTCATAATATGCATTCTTGTCCAAGTCTTCATAAACTGTCAACAATCCACGACCTTGAAAGTCGTGTGTGCGTTTCATATAACTATCGTTATTGCTTTTTAATTTGCTACCACTGAATACACAAAATTCTACACCACGATATATACCGTGACGATCCTTCTCACCATACCGATTAAAGAATTCTTCAATCACATCCATGTAGAAGTCAGGTTGTTTCTCTTGGTCCCATCTTGCACTAAAAGCAATACGCATTTTACGTTCATCAAAGGGTTTAATATTATTATTAATACGACTACGAACTTCATCTTTACCAAATGCTAGACCTGATATATTATAGATAGGAGCTTTCCAACCCGCAATCTTCATGTGCATTACCATTTCTTCGTTACTAGCAAGCACACCATCAACAAACGAATCAACCATCTTCTCATAGTGACCCATGAATTCACTCATACCCCAGACATGAACAAAGTCATCTGGGTCAATACTTTGTGCTAAACAGCGAACAAAAATCTTAGGACGACTTGTGATCGGAATCTGTTTCATAATGTATGGCAATGACTCAATGCCCGGCTGAAACATATCTTCAAAGTATACGATATCACCTGCACCTACTTCACCTTGCTTCATCATCTTAACTAGATTCATAAGTTGACTCATACCAAAGTATGTACGACCATGTGCATCTAGTACTTGACCAGTTACAATAGCTTGGTCATTAGTTAGTGTTTCACCGGGTACAATGACATAGTTAATACCACGTTGTTTAAAGACCCGTTCATTCCACTCTTGTAACTGTAGAGTGTAACGTGCTTTGTAGGGTTCTAGTCCCATATAATATAATGTTTTCATTTATTCTCCGTATGTCTCTTTAATAAGTTTAAGTGCAATATTATAATCAGATTGGTTGATTGCTTCAATATGATTCAATCTCCAATAATTCTCTACATCTTTTGCGTTTTCTGAGAGTGTTAGCATTAATTTTTTACCATGTTCTTGTAAATCAAACCACATATTGTGAACTTCATTTGCTAAGTTGTATTCATTTGATATCTCAAAAAAATCAGTTATAGTACGATACGTGTCCACATCTAATTCTCTATTAGTATATAATTTATCAATATTTGAAGTAATTATATCATTAGTTGAGGTATCATGCAACTTATTACGGTAATTGTGATCCGAAATGCCAAGCAAATACAGATTTTTTATATCTTCTACTGTAAGGTAGGGCTGATTGATTCGTAGTTTTAATAATCCATTCAATGATGGATTAAACTTTAAATAATGGGTGAAACTTAATTCAGGGGAAGGAACCAATATTAAAATTTTTCTAGGACTTTCTAATGTTAGGCAGTCTTCAATGTGATGAGTTCCAAATACCAAATCCTTTATAAAAGGTCGTTCCCTATAAAAATATTCATTTTTTAACCATACAAATGGCGATCTGTTGGTAGCGTAAACACCCTTCATAAATTCTAACTTACCTTTAAAAGGAAGTTTAAATTCAGATGACATTAATGTTAACCATCTGACATGATTCATTAAACCACCGCACGGGGCACAGATAGCACGATTCATTTGCGTTCTATATCTTCTTCTTCGCACATAGTACCATATTGAACTTCAATAATTCTACATGGGACATCAAACGGATTGTATAGCCTATGCCAATCATTCATAGGAATAACTATTTGACTTAGTGTATCTAATTCTAGAGTAGGTAGTTGATAGCCATTAGGCATTCTTTGTTCTACTGCACATCTTCCCTCTGATACATGCCAGTATTCTGCTCTATGTTTGTGTCGTTGTAAACTCAAACTCTTTCCAGATTCTACTGTTAGTTCTTTTACTTTAGTCCCGGGCACATCATGTAGTATACGATAATAACCCCATTGCCGCAATGTTTTAGGTTGTTTCCATTCACGTAGTATCCATGAACTACTGTTCATTTTATTCTCGCCACCTACACCAAAAACAAATTCTACATCATCAAAGATCATTTCTGGAATGTTGGCTGATGTTCTATCCCCTCCATTAGCAAAGATGATTTCAGAATCAGGATACATCATCTTTACATTATTGATAGCTTCAATACTAGAACCATCATCATCATTAAAGATAACACAATGATCTACCATTTTTAAATTTTCAATTATTGACATACGCTCAATGCTAGGCATAAAAGGTTGGCCCTTTTTACGAGCCAACCATGCATCACTGTTTACCCCGACAACTAACTTGACACCGAGTTGTTTTGCGGCTTTGAAATATTCAATATGACCGCTGTGTAATGGATCAAATCCACCAGTTACTAATACTATCTTCATGGACGTGAGTGTTCTGTCCATTGATTTTTTGCAGGCTTACCTGTCATGCATTTTGCAAACTGACGAAACACATAACTGCGTTGGTCATAGAGGTCTGCCTCATTATACTTATATCCATACTCTTGACAGAATTCAAGATACTTTTCCAAGTCCTCAAATATTTGATGAACACGTGGGTTAGTTTGAAATGTTGGTTTTGCCATTTTGATAATCCTTTAAATAGCGGTTGAAAGATAAGGTCTAATTGTGTTGTAATAAATCGTAGCACCGTTCTCACCATCTTCACTGACGGTAATCTCAATGTTACGATCGGGATAGCGAGTAGCAATAACTTCATAGAGGTCATCACTAATCATTTCACAACTCTTGTAATTCAATTCAAGTGTACCGCCTTTATAGAGATTCTCTAACCAGCGTTTAAATTGAATGAATTCAATATCCCTGTCGTTGTGAAATACTTCAATCGCCACGTTAAAGTGAAAGATGTGACGATGTGGAGTTCCTAAAAAGCGAACATCATATTCATCACCCGTTGCGAGTGCTGGATCTGTTGCCGCCGCCGGGTACATATGAATACCCTCTTTTTGAAATGTTACGAAAATCATACGCTTTGCATGATGCTTAATGCGTACTCGTTTTTCTGTTTCTGCTTGAATATGTTGTTCCATGTTATTTCCAATAAGGGCCCCAAGCCCAACTTATTAATGACCATCGTGTACCAAAAGTAATGGGTTTTACTTCATGTGAAAAAATGCTAGGAAACACAGTGACGCTACCTTTAGACTTAGCACCCATGTCTCTACCTAACACTAATAGCTCACCACCAGTATATTCTGATTTGTCAGTCAATTGTACACTCATTGTTATCTTTCTGTCTATGTCTTTGGTCAAACTGTAGTAATTATCTACGTGTTTACCAAAGAAATCTTTAGAAGTATACTTTTTAACTTCATATGGTTCAACGAAATCAATATCAAATCCCAATTGATTAATTGATTGTTGCCATATTGGTTGCAACAATTGATGAACTTCATGTTCTAACTGAAGTAGACATGAATGAAAACTAATACCAAATACATGTGGATATTTGTTTACTCCTTTTGCTACTCTATCAGTTGCAAAATTAATAATACTATCACACATATCCGGGCTAATTGCGTTATCAATAACAATAACTCGTTTATTAATATCCCACTCTACCTCTGGTTTTAGTATATTGGGAATTAATTTAATATCATCGGTCATCGTTCAAATCTACAGTTTCATGGTCATGATCCCATTGAGCCCGATTCATTGCACGTAATTCAGTGAAATACTTTTCCTTAGCCTCTCTCAACTTTTTAATTTTTTCAGGATCACCATTTGATTTTTCTAATTGAAAAAGTTGATTTTCTACTAATCTATGTGATTCTTCTAATGTTTTAATACGGCTTTTATATGGCATATTATTCTCCTAGTACTTTGAAAATTTCATCATCACTGTCCTCAATGACTTCATCAACTTCCGGTTCATCTGTATTTACTTCAAATAATTGGTCAAACATTGTCATAGCATTAACTGTACGCTTACCACTAATACCCTGACTACCTGATTGAAATTGCATCCAATAACTACGATGATAATCAATCAAGTCAATAGCTTCTTGTTTAGTTTTCTTTGAGAAAATTTCATCAACTATTTCACCAAAAAACTTACTACCTTCAAATTTATGAATAAGCATTTTAGGAGTAATACCTGTTTCATATTGACGATTAGCCTCTTGAACTGCATTCATATGCATCCAAACATTATGACTTTGAATCAATGTGTAACTTAATGTATCCCAACTAGTTTTAGTTTCTTTACCATGTTGTCCTATGAACCCTTGACCACGATAACACATGTCCTTAAGTAGTAGTTTATCAGTAACTGGACTATCTGTAAAGAGTTTATGGATGCCTTCTGCTAACACAGCATCACGGTATTTACGTGTATCATTAGCATAACTTTTCTTTTCAGCAGTCTTTTCCATACTGTATGACCATTTTTTATTATGCTCAATGTTAGTATTGAAATATGCTAATCCTTTAGCCGCACTATAAAATGGACTAGCACAGTCAAATGTAATCTGAAGTTTTGAGTTATGATATTTACGTATAGCTTTTTGAATATCAGTAAACAATACCGCATACTCTAAGATACTTGTACCCAAACAATGAATCAAATCATGTTTACCTTCTACCAACAATCCATCATGGATAATATCAACCATACGTGTTAACATCAAGTGTACATCAATCTTGTTCTGACCACCGAATGCCCAGCCATTGAAATGATTGTCCGGATATACGTTTGGATCACAGTACTTCTTCATTTCATTGTACCAGTCTTCCGACTGACCATGATTACGACCTTGAAGTACATTTAAGAACTTACATTTCCCATTACGATTCTTAATAAAGTATTCGTTGTTAATGTGAGTGGCAGTAATAGCTTCTTCAATAGTACTGATACCATGCAGACTATTACCATTCTTATCTTTCATGCCAAACGTTGTTAGTGATTGACTTGGGATATCTAAACACATACCATAATCCATATATGTATCCATCCAATTCAACACAGCTTTACGCTTAATCATAGCACGTGGGCAGTTAGGATCTTTCCAGTCTGCTGGCCATTGACCTTTAAGAATCTGAAATCCACCACTGTCACCCAACATAAATGTACCTTCTTCACGTTCTCTAATGATTGATTCACTAGCATCGTCTTTAGTAGTATCTAAGTTAGCGTGACCAGCACTGTACAAGCCCCATTTATAATAATAGAGACCTTCACTACTGTTTAAGAAATTTAATTTCTCAACATCACCGTTGAACTGAGTAGGGATACGAGCCTTATCAAAGTACTCCTCACCTTTACGTTGCTTACCCAAACCACTAATATAAAAACTACTAACTGCGGGTAAGAACAATGCCCACTCTGGGTTTTGTTTTGCTGATAGATTATCTTGTTCCATTAGGGTACCATTGAGGGTTTAATTGCATCATTACCAGTACTTTTAATTAAAGTCATGACCATTTTTATCTGTTCTTCTTTTTCTTTTATCTGGTCCATCAAATCTCTAATAGCGGGGGTTGTTTCTGCTAATTTGTTGCGCTCGGCTTCTTCTAGCATTTTCTGTTCAGCCCACTTTAAAATATTGATAGCATTTGGTGCTAGATTGACAGTAGCACTGCCACCGCCAATAGTCATCCACCCATTACCATCATATACTTTCATATGTTGACTACTATGGTCATAAGACAATGCACCAATCATGGGCTGAGTACTACTCATATTGATATAAGGCTGAGCACCTTTGTTACTAACAACATTAAGATACTCGCCACCATGTATATAGTCTATCATTTTGCTTGTGCTGGGAGTCTATAGCAATATGTAGCTAAACCACTATCAACAATAATTTCTGTTGCACCAGCATCACTGATACGAACAATTTTATCACCGACTAGATCCATGATGCCAATAACCTGTTTAACAGGCCAGTACCAACTCTTAGATAATGTACCACCTACTTGTGGATGAAACACAAAACTACCACTGTGTGTTGATGGGTCACCAAAATAGTATTTCAAGTCATCACCGTCAGTTTTTGCAACAAAATGTTCTTCTTCGCTATTAGCACTTGCTTGTTTTTTCAAACGTTGAATGCCAGCAATAGTAGGCTCAAAGCTAACGTTCCATGGTGGAGTTTTAAAGCCAACAGATTTAATCTTTTCTTCAACAACTGTTCTATACATCAAACGATAGTCATTAATGAAGTCACCTGCCTTTGTTTCAAAGTGAATTGCTCCGGGAACATCTTCACCGTCACGTTGTGTTTTAGACACATTGATTTTAGCATGTTCATCATACTCATCAAAGCCAACGATTGTTTTTAGTTTGCTTAAGTTAGGCATACCAAATACACCGATGAAATCGTGAATTGGGTTTTTAAATGTTCCACTAACAATAACACTTTTATCTTCTGCAATAGCATTGAATTGTGTTTCTGTGTCGGTACCTGTGATTTTAATCAAATCAATACCAAGACCATGTGTATGGTCGATTAAGTCTTTAAGATAGTCTTTCATGTTTTTCCTTTATGTATAGTACTATTTAGGTAGTTATGTTGTGTATTATAATGGCATTTATTGCAAATGTCAATGAGCAATTTAACCGAAACTGAATAAGTCATCAAACGTAGATTTAACATCAATGTTACTCTTAATGTCCCAATTAAGAACACCAAGCAAGTTGTCAATCTTTTCATCAACCAATGTTGATTCCATTGCACTATCGTCAAATGGTAATTCTTTGAACCATGTAGGCAATCGTAATTCATCAACCGGATAAGCAATACTATTAAAGCCTAATGGGTTAGATTTAAGTTTACATACAATAATTTTCATACCATCAACAATTTGTTGACTGTAGTTGTCCCCATTCATTCTGCGTAGATAGTTCCAATTGATTGCGGCACGTGCGTGACCAACACCACACTTACCTGTTTTGTCAAATATTTGTGTATGCTTAGTTAAATTATTAACTGATTTAGGAGAACCTTTAGTCCAGCTGTCCTGTGCTACCATAACACGTTTAAATTCCTTAACACGTTCAATTACATCCTCACGATTTTTACCTCGTTGAAGAACCATCTCAAGCACATCCATTAAGAATTCTTGTACATACTTAGGTGTATCAGCACGTTTCAAGTCAAGACCCATAGCTTTGATATCACCAAGAGCACCGTCTTTATCTTTACGCTTGCCCTCTTTGTCAAAGATGTTAATAGCATAACGTTTCTTAGTGATAAAGATACTACGATCACCGATCAGTTCACGACCAGCTTTAATAATCTCACCATTCTTGCGAGGTGCATGAAATGCACGTTCCATAAATGCAGGGAACGATTCATTAGCTTGGTCAGCGATGCCATCATACAATCCGATACAAGTTTCTTTATCCCAAGTTAGTTCGCCACTCTCAATTTGCTGTTTAAGAATAGGATATGCTGTGAAATAACATGAGTCAGTATCACCATAAACAATTGCAGGACCTTCGTGATTATAATCACCAGTTACTGATTCATTGATTGTACTCATCATGTGTCGCACGATTTGACGCCCACTCAATGTAACACTTTGACCAATGCGCTTATCATAGAAACGACAATGTTCGTTCAACAATGCACCATACGCGGAGTTCAATAAAATCTTACGAACTAGTTGTCGCTTGTCGTAATAATCATACATATCTGTGCCATATGCTTCTTTTGCTTGTTTTTGAATTACTTTACGTTCTGTATACCAGCGTGTGAGTAGACCAGGAACAACACCTTCTTTTTCATATGTGAAGATTGTTCCGTTTGCAGAGAGCATCCAGGGTTTGTGACTATCAAAAATCATCTTCCATACTTCTGCCGCACTCATTTCTTCACTACGACCATCTTCGTAATCTACAGTAAGCATTGTGCCACGCTCTTGGTTCATAATAGCAGTATATTCTAATGAGCCGAACAAGTTCTCCCATAATATAGCACCAGTCACATCTTCATCACCTTCTTTGAAATATTTCTTTCCTTCAGCAAGATTACGACCCTTTTCTTTTATGTAGTGATCGGTTAATGTTTGTCTGACTTGTGCGACAATCGTTTCTCCTCCCATGTTGACGGCACGAATAACCGAGGGATAGAGCGAGTTAATGTCGACGGCGCCGACCCATTCGTGCATACCTCTTTTGGGCGTAGCAACATAGGCACCTGCTGCCTGCTGGATTTCTTCTGCATTTTCAACCTTTCGTTTTTTATCTGGGACAACTAACCCACGTTCGTGGGCCTCATTAAAAATTGCCATCTCAATCATTGCCACTGAACCCATTACTGTTGGAAGCAGTACTGTATTTTCGTGTGCAAGTTGATTAGCTAATTCTAAAAACTTAAGTTTGTTGTGAATCTTCACCAACAACATTGTATCTTGCCTATTGTATTCAATGAACTTTTTAAAGTCTTTGTTATACAACTGGTCAAGAGTACCTTCATATTGTGTTTTGTTTTCACCAACTTCCATCTCACCGATAGCATCTAACTTATATGAATGTCGAGATTCATAGTTATACTTTTTGTAAAGTTGTAAATAGTCAAGGTGAATTCTACCGACTAAATCGTAAGTCATTTCTTTCTTACCAAATCGTTCGTACTCACGAGGTTTAGGAAGCTGACCCATCAAGCAAAACTTGCGTGTATCATCTTTACTCATTACTCTAGTAACACGATTGACCATATATGGAATATCGTATCCTTCTGAGTTCCAGCCAGTTAATACATCAGCATCTTCAATTAATTCAAAGAATGTATCAAACATTTCCTTTTCGTTATTGCAAAGAAAACAATTAGGAAACTCTCTAACTATTTCCCACGCAGTCTCAGTGGTCATGTGCTTAGGAGCAATAACTAATGTAATACATTGGTCAAGCCAATCTAAGTAACAACTGATAGCAGTTACGGGATTGAATGGATCACTTGTAGGACTGAATCCTTTGACTGGATCAAAGTCCACTTCAATGTCAAAGAAGCAAGTATGAAGGTTAGGTGCATCAACTTTAAGATAGTTTTCGCTTAGACAACGAAAGACTACATTGATATCAGATTCAAACAATGTTTTACCTGAGTGGATGCGCTTTTCTTTTTCAAACTCGGTGCGTTTGCGTGTACTGAAACGACTAACTGGATTGCCATAGATACTACGATGTTTACCCTTGTGGTCAGGGTAATACAACACATAGTTAGTAGGATATTCTTTATACTGGCGTACGCCATTCTTATCACGTTCTACCACGTAGATACGGTCTTCATCCCTACTATGAATAGCGTCAACGTAACTCAAAGTGTTTTGCCCACAGTTTCCAAGATAGTGTTGAGTTCATCGTGGTCTTTGTTAGTCTGACCGAGACTTGCTTTGTGAGCAATTTTAATTGCTTTCTTCAAAGTAGAAGCCTTGATTTCAAGTTCTTCTGCGACTGCTTTAATAGTGTCATTCAATCCACCATTCAATGTATCAATCTCATGTAGGACTGTCATGCCCTCATTTACTAGTTGAGTTAGTTTAATTTTTGCCTCACCGTTAAAGGTTCTGTTATAATCTGACATAGTTTCTCCTTAAATAATTAGTTATTGTACTTGGCTTGCGTAGAGAAGTCAAGTATTTTGCTTACCTTCTACAATCTTCTTGACCAAAGTATGAATGCCCGGATTGACTTTCAATATATGTGGCATCATTTCGTTGCGAATGTAATTTCTTGTGTATTTGGTATCTTTGTTTGATTCGTCCTCAATCCAAGGAACTTTATGTTGTTCACACCATCGAACAAATTCACTCTTACGTGTAGTTAAAAATGGGCGCAATACATTTTTGCGAGTGAGTGGGATAACTTTGGCTGTACCATGTAAACTAGACCAAACATATGTCTCAACACAGTCATCCAGATGATGACAAGTGATGACCGGTCCTAATTCGCTTAGGAATTCATATCGTTCTCTGCGCCAATATTCTTCCATTGATTCTTTTGTTCCGCGTTCACTGCGAGGTGATCCGTATAGCATAGGAATATTATTATCACCACAATACCCAGAAACAAATTGGGCGGCACGTTCACCGTTTTGTGTTCTATGATTAAAATGGGCAATAGTTACATCGTGTTTGCGACTTAGAAAGTCAACTACAGCCATACTATCAACACCGCCGCTACATGCAACAGTAATTTGTTTGGGTAATGGAACTGTAATCTTAATCATCTGTGCATTATAGCACAAATAATCAATTATTGAAAGATATGATGGTTCTGTTCACCATAAATTTTGATGTATTTGCCCGCAAGCATATCTGCCATTGCTTCAATTGGGCTACCTGGGTAACTATCACCCGGCTTAATCATATCTAATTCACCTTGGCGCACATGAACCAATTCATGAAATACTGTGCGTAGTATATCAACTAGGTTACGATTATTTACATATACCCAAATACTATCAGCGCCCATTTGATGACCACCTGTATGATGATTATTTTGTGCTTCTTCAGTATCCATACTGAGTTCAATTTCAGGTTTAGATTTTATATGCAATCGTTTACATGCCCAATCGCAGAATTTATCAACTTCTTGTTGCAAATCTGAATCATCACCTTCGTCTAATTTATGTTTAATCCAGTTATCGGGTGTTCTTTTATATTTTTTTACAAACAAATCATGTAATGCATTACCACTCATGCTATGTCTACTGGCAATACTTCTCATTAATGTATCAATGGTATCATAGTCGTGTTTAGTCAATGAGGGTAGTTTTTTTGCTAACTCATCTACGGCAGATTCTGTAATAAAATTACTTGAGTGCATTTGATTGTTGTATTATAACATCATCTTCTTTAACAACGTGTGTTAATATTTGTTCTTCGTCTACCCAACGTGCATATAAAGCCAATTTATCAGCAGATAATGTTGAACCTTCTACTTGGGGGCTAAGATAAACACTCAAATCACTTTCGTTTAGTGTTTGGAGTGCCCAATCATCCCATGATAAAAAACTCTCTCCTTTGGATGATGTGTAGATATGTTCTTTCATAATAAATGTCCTTTGTATACTATTTATCATTAAAGCTCACTTTAGACTTCTGAGTAGCGAATTCATACGTCAAGCCAGCAGCCGGCTACACCGCGGTAACAAGTACCGGTCCTAAGGTGTGTTCAGAACCAAGAATTCTCTGACAAATTCAAGGTATAATTATCAAATCTCTTTAATCTACTTAAAAACTCTTTAGTTTTTTCAGTAATAACACCAGTTAATTGAAACGTGACTCTAGGGTTATGTCCTGCATTTGCAGTACAATGTGGTAAATTATGCCAGTCAAATGTTGTCACATCGCCTGCATGCCATTGCTGATGATTGTAATTACCATAACTCCAGAAATGACCTTGCTCCCAATCAGTCAATGCTACTTGCACACGCATGACTGTCCAAGGTGAATCGGGTGCCCACTTCTCTAATTTATCTAAATGCAGATTCCAAACTTCACCGGGCTTTTGAACATGTATACGTTCCATGCAATCTGATAGACCGAACAAATCACTAATCTTTTTCAAGTTAGGAGTTATTTCCCAATTTAAGTGAGTGATTTGATAATCTTTACCATAACCAAATTGTTCCAAATCATAGTCTTCTGCGGCTAATTCTTCTTCAGGTCTTGTTTTACCCACTGCACCACGTGTACGCCATGTTGCTGGCTTTGAAGATTCTATTGCATGTTTAACATCCTCACTGTAGTCTGCAACTATCTTACCCAACTTAGTTACTTTGTCAACTTGTAAATCATTTTTGAAATTATCAAAATGATAATTACTTTTTTTCTTACTTTGTTCCCAACTGCTTATCATATTACTGTTACCCTTATGTTTGATACACCGTAATTTTGTTCATACTCACTCGGTGGTAGTTCTATATTTAGCATCTTACACAGCATGTGATTAGTTAATGGTGCTCGACCTGGATACTTATATGTTGCTTTGATAATACCCTGATTCTGTTCTTTAATCTTTTCAGCCATTACTTTCAAGTTCTGATAATATTCACTATAGTCAGGGTATGTGATGTTGAAATGCCCGCACTTCACCCACCATCCTAAACATGCGTCATCGGGACGATGCACCAGAACTAATGGACATTCAGGCCATGTTTCTTTGATATAGTCAATGTGATTACTAAACACGTGTGACTTAATAATACGAACACCTTCACCAGTAAATGCTTCATCAAAGTCACGTTCTAATGTTTCTTTGTCATACATAGGTAGTCTGTGAAACAATTTACCAAACTCCATACCAGGATCATAGTATGCACCTAGATGCATCAACTCCAACTTACCACTGGCATCGTGATAATATGTTCTATCATCACTATAGTCTGATTGGTCAACACTAGGGCTATAGTAAATGTTCTTTACCACACTACTCCACTTACTGCCCGGTGCACCTGCTACAAATATGTATTTCATAAGTCCTTAATCAAATCTAAAATGTATTGTCTAGTATGTTTGTTAACTTCACGTTCTGGATGCCAACCAATACCTAACATACGTTGTGATTTATTTACTGCTAATTCAACAATACCATTTTTATCTTGTTGTAACACTTCAAAGCCAGGAGCTAATGTATCAAGTTGAATTGTGTGATGGCAAGTTACTTCAAACTGAGGCAATTGAACTTTAACATTGTCGTATGGGTGATCCATTAACTTATGTGTGCCACCCATAACATGATTGATAAAATGAGCTCCTCTGCATATGCCAGCAACAGGGGTGTTAGTTAACAAACATTGTTGAATCAAACTATGCTCATAGTGGTCACGTATTGGATAATGATTGTCACGCCATGTTTTAATGCCGTGCATGTCATTACCACCTGCCAATATGATTAAGTCAAACTCATCTGTCTGCGGAACTTTTCCATGACAGGATAAAGGAACAGTATCATGCTCTGATAAAAAGTCATACCATTCGTAATTGATAGCCGCATGCCACGTATCACGCAACTTGCGGGTCATCTCCATTGATAAACCTATTTTCATTTATTAGGATCTATTCTTCTAGCAATCGGTTGCCAAACTTGCTGTAGTCTCGACATACTAGCACGAACACCTGCTGGGCTATGTTCTTCGGGTGTAATGTACATCATGTTTTCTTTGAATTTAGCGCCTGCTTCCGCGCTACGTATTGCAGGAACAAAGTGTTCAGCATACCATTTTTGTATATCCTGCGGGGTATTGGGAGGTAGAACTATATTCCAGCAACCATGTATGCTTAATCCAGGTGCTGCCTTATTCATCAATGGTGCTGTTTCTAATCCAGGCAATGGTCTAGTATCAGCAATACCAATTAACTTTAGTTTTCCTGTTTGTACGTGAGGGTATCCAACAGCAACCGGGGTCACTCCAAATTCAACGTGACCTCCCATTACATCTAATAACGCTTGTGCTGGACCTTTATACATAGCTGTTTCTATTCGATCACCGCCCGGTACATTTAGTTTGGCAGCAAGATATTCAACTGCTAACTTATGACCGCCGCCACCTATTGCTATTGTAATAGGGCGCTCTTTTTTGCGAATAGCGGCTACTAGTTCTTCGGGAGTATTAATCTTACTGCTAGGATGCGCCCAGAATGCTAATGGACTACGTGCAATATTAGCAATGGGTTCTAAATCCATTGGGTTATACTTGATTACCTTTGGATACCACACTTCAGGGGTGACCCAATTTGACTGACATGCCGGAACACTGATAGTGTGCCCATCAGTAGGAACTGTTACAAAGTGATTGATAGCTATATTGCCATCAGCTCCCGGCCTATATTCAGGTACAAATTTTGCACCAGTTTGTTTTTCTACAATCTCTGCTACAATACGAAATGATATTTCATTTCCTGCTCCCGGGCCATTTGGGAATATAACTGTTACAGGTTTTGTTGGTTGCCAAGCAAAAGCAACTAACGGTATAAATGCTAATAATACTAAAAGTTTTCTCATCTGTCCTCCGATAATAAATATGATGAACATATATTTATTCCATTTGGCATAAAAATTTACAAAATATAGAAAAAATTACTATGAACACAAAAATTTTTAAGTTAGTCAAGGAAAATTTAGAACTTGCGTTTAATTTACCTAAGTATTCCAAAATTTCTATTGATGAAAACACTATTGTCCAAGACTTACCCTGGACTCCTGCACGATATAGCAAGTTTAAAAACGCGGTGGAAGCTGAATTAAGTCTACCCTGCGACTATGTGGGTACATTAAAAGAAATTGTACATGACTTAAGTGAACGTTATATCTTACGTTTTTTTAGTGAGATTTGGAAACCACGCACAGGTGACTATGAACACACTGGTTGGGAACTAGCTGATGAAGTTAACAAACTAAACCCAGAAAAAGTACTTGATGTTGGTTGCGGATATCACCCATTCAAGGGTCGCATTCAGAATCTGATTGGCATTGATCCATACAATAATCAAGCTGATTATGAAGTTGATATATTAGAGTACAAAGTAAAACCAGAATCACACGATGTAATTCTGGCTCTTGGTTCAATTAACTTCAATAGCAAAGATGAGATTGAAACACGATTTGAACACTGTGTTAGTTTGCTAAAGGTAGGTGGAAAATTTTATCTACGAGCCAATCCAGGAATTCCTCACAAAAATGGACCTTATGTAGAAATCTTCCCTTGGAGCTTTGAAGTTGTAAATGAGTTTGCTGAGAAATACAATCTAAAGTTAGATACCTTTAAGAAAGACAATAACGATAGATTATACTTTGTTTATACTAAGAATTAATTACACCAAGATTGCTTGGCTTCACCAAAATACTCACGGGCAAAGCCATTAGCAATCAATTGTTGTCGTAGGCTTTTGCCGTCTAATATAATGTCACCCAAGACACGGCCGCCAAACTTATCCCAATCATATAATATCACTTGACGCTTCTGACTAGCACCTACGAGTTTCTTAGTAAACTCGCTAGCGGCTAAACCACGTTGATTTTCTGATTCACATTTAGCTCTGAATCCTTTTTCAGGGGTGTCAACACCAAATATTCTAACTGCTAACTGTGGCTTTAATGGAGCTGGTAAAAAAGGTGCGGCAATAACAATAGTGTCACCGTCACTTACTTTAATGATGTTTGCATCGTATGTAACACCTTGAGGTGTTTTCTGTGCATATGTTACAGTGGCTAATGCCAATAGTATTGTTGTTATAATTTTTTTCATGTTACTCTCTATTGTTCTTATAATAATATTTAGCTAAAATATCTAGCAAAGTCCTCATACTCAGGAAACACATCAAAAAAGTTTTCATCTCTATTATTATCTAACCATTTGTCAAATTCCCAAAATTTGTCAAAAGATGAATTTCTACTTAAATTTAACCTATTAATTATACCTTGATATGATTGAATAGCAAAACTAGAATCATTTTTACTTTTAAACTTAATATCATTGCCTGATGTGAGGGAGTTTAACCAATCAATATGAGTTTGATATATTTCTTTTAATTTAATCTTATGATGGTCAGGTAAATTCCTAATATCATAATGTTCAGGTTTAGATACAAAATTCCATGCAGTTAAATCAAAAGGTCCAATTAATTTATCATTAATCCATTCTTTATGAAAATCTACTACATTATACGCATTCAATATACTCATTGACGCATTTATTTCAAATTGAACATGAGGAACTTCGGCAATCATTAATTTTCTATTTTCTACAATCTGGTCCCATACGAGATTTTTACGAATGTATTCTCCTCTTTTATAATTTGCATCTAAACTTGCACCCACGTGTATGTTTGAAAACTTTTTCCAATAAGGAATAACTTTTTTAATGTTTGTAAAATTAGTATTATACGTTATTTCAATGTTGGTTCTATTATTATCTATTAGATATTCTAACACTTCATAATGTTTATCGTTTACTAATGGCTCGCCACCCGCAAAAAATATTTTTTTAACTGTTCTAAGGTCAGCTAATATCGTGTCAATATCGGTTACACTATTCAATATTTTTGTATCTACTGATCTTCTTTTTATATATTTAAATATTGGTAATTCTTTTTCTAGTAACTCAGTTTCGTGTCTCCAACTAGAACTAAAAATAGTACTGCAATATCTACATCTTAAATTACAGATATTATCAAATCTAATGTCTAAGTAGTCTATGGTGGGTTCTGTGATGGAATAGTCAACATTTATATTATCTTTGATTTTACTTTTCCAGTGAATAGCAGACTCTACTAGACCTTGTCTATATGATCTGGTGTTTAATGATTCATTTTCCCAACATCTAGCGCAACTGGAATCTTTAATCCCTGATAATGAATTTTGTCTGGCTTGTTTTAACGAAGTGGTGTTATAGGATTCTGTATTTGTATAATGTTCACCTTTTAAATCTTGAACACAACATGCTCTCAGTCCACCGTCAGTTTCTATGTATTTGCTGTTAAATAAACCGGGACAATAAGTCCCGTTATTTTCTATCTTTTCCCATTCTTTCTGGGTAAATTCTAATTTACTCACGTTCTGTTTTCAATGTAGAACGAATGAACCATGCTTTCTTACCGTATAGGTCTTGTAGTTCAGCCATGTAATTAGCAATGCCTTGCTGACGTTCGTTTGTTGCTTCGTCAAACATAGCAACGACTAATTCACTCATTTTTTCACAATCTTGTAGTGATTCAGCAAACATTAGTTGAGCACGTGGGATTTTGATTTGGTCTTGAATGATACTTAGTTCAGCATAACGTTGTAAACTGCCGGGTGTGTAAGCACCTAATATTCTGATATATTCAGCGATAGGATCGATAGTAGCACTTACATCACCGTATAACGTATCAAAAAATGCATGATACTGTGGAAAATTACTCCCCTCAACATTCCAATGAAAGTTTTGTGTTTTAATAGCAAAACTTTGTGTACTAGCTAAAAGTACTTTTAGATTATCTGATAACATTATTGTCCTTTAGTCTTTCTTTTTAGTATTAACATTGATGGCTTTACCACTACGTTCTGGATTGGGATCTTCTCTGCGTTTTCTAGCAGCCGCGCTTGCACGACCTTTTTTGCCTAAACTATGTGCCTTTGCTTGAGGTAAACATTTAGGTTTACCTTCTCCTGGTTCTCTAGCACACGGACCTTTAATCTTTCCTTTAGTATCCATGCGAACCCACTTTTCTTTATTAAACCAATCATGCAAACTTTCGTCTGCTCGGTTAATACCTTCTAGTATAGAACCTTCATTCTTCTTTCCACCGTTGCCCCAGCTATCAGCACCACTCTTACGGCACTTAACTAACGCACCACTAGCATAAGCACTTGGCCATACTTTATAACGGCTCTTTACTTTATAGTAGCAAGCATCTTTCTTTTCATTCATTAGTTCTTCACTAACCATCTCGCCACCGCAATGTGGGCATTTATGTTCTGATTCATTTGTTTTATTTTTAGCACAACTACCTGGAAAGCCTGCTTTAGTGCCGGCAACTCTATGGTAACCTGACCAGCAATTTAGTTCATCAAGTTGTTCTTCCATCATACCTTCTTTATCTTTTTCAGCCTTCGCTTTTTCAGCATCGATTATTTTTTGCTTTTCATAATCAAGCCAAGATTTATCTTTCTTTTCTAAATATGCTTCTGCTTGATCTTTACTTAATTTAACAGGCCACTCTTTAGCCCTCCAACGGAAACCAGGTTTACCGTCATATGCGGCTTTGGCATGAGTTAGTAAAAATTCTTGTACATCGGCTTCGTCACCTACTTGTCTTTCTACCCACTTTTTAATTCCTGCTTGTATACTATTCTCGTCTGCGGCAAATAAGTTTTTAATAATTTGCATTATACTGGCACCGCCAACTGCTCCTGCAGCCGCGCCTGTAGCTGATCCCATTGAACCGCCTAATGCAGAAATTGCCGCGGCCACTCCACCGGATGCAGCCACTAGTGGGGCCAACAGTCCACTGGCTGCCCACAAAGTTCCGGCGCCCACTGCGTAAGGAAATAATCTAGTAAGGAACCCGGCGATGTGGCGTAATGCCCATGCCATCTTTGTGCTAGGATCAATAATTTCATCAATTTGTTCAACTTTTTTCCATCCAAGTTTTCTACCATCAGGTAAGGTTGCTTGCATAGGCCCGTCAATCATTTTAGCCTGTGTAATTTTAGCACCCGGAAACTTGCTCCTAACTAATTGTGCCCATTGTTCTTGTGTGCGACCTCTGGCATCAACTGCTCTAGTTGGTTTAGATAAGGCCGCCGGGTTTTGGCCAGGCAAGCCTGCCTTATACTGGTTCATTATGTTATCAATATATCTTGGCCCATCACCTTCCGCCACACCTTGCTCTTTAACAGGCCAAGGCTTTAATGGGCGACCTTTGGCATTGAACCAACCTGTTTGTGTAGCATTGTCCCACTTGGCCCAAACTGCGCTATCACCGACAACTGTTTCACCGTTGTTGTCAGTGCGAAATTCACTCATATCATCAAACACCCGTGCGTTGATGCTATCAGTGGCTCTGTCCCATTCTGCTTTGTCTTTGGTCTTGACATTATCTGTAGTCATATCAGCATTGCGAATCACAGGACCCGGCATATGGTCAACATCATGAGGGAAGCCTTCTGCCACGCCTTGCTCTTTAATATTCTGTGTTCCGTATTTCTGTTTACCAGTTAGACCCATACTGATTCTATCGTATAGATATTTGTAGTGCGAATGATCTGTACCTTGATATTTTTTAATTATTGATAAAGCATTCTTTTGAAAGTCACGATTATTATCACAATGCTGTGCTAACAACCAATAATTGTCCCAATCTTCATTGGTAAATTTATCAAAATCAAACTTCATTTTCATAAACTGGTTTAATCTTATTGCATCACCAAATATATCATCGATGGGTCTTTTTTTGAGTTGAGCATACATTTTAGCCCCTTTGGACCAATCACCACCTGCTTGTGATTTTACAAAGGTTGCATACTCATTCCGCTCAGTCTGATCTTGTCTTACCATTGACGATAATGATTGCTCTAAGCCTTCCGCCACACCTTGCTGACCATGTTTTTTAGTATCATTAGCAAACTGTTTGTTAGTTGCACGAACAATACCACTGAAACGTTTATCACCACGCTTATAGTCACCTGCTTTGTCAGCGGCAGTAGCGTCAGCACTTGCGGCTTTTTTGTATTGTCCTAATTTTTCATTAGATAATTCATTGATTCGACTTTCAGCTACACTCAACTCTTGTTTCAATGTTGATATAAGTTTTGTTTTAGTTTCTGGATCTAATTTTGCAATGAGTTCTTGTGCTTGTGCTAAAGAGCCAGTTGCGGCCGTAGCAGGCTGTGATGCATCTGCCGCCGGCGCATTTGCTGTAGCTGACGGTGCAGAAGCAGTGGGTGTACTTGTTGGAGCGGCTGGTGCAACACTTGATGGATCAACATCTATATTACGTTTTGTACTCGCACCTGCACCTTTTTCACCTGCAAAAGGTATTTGCATTGTAGTGTATACTTGTTTGATTGAATCAGATGGTACACCAGCTTTTTGAATAATGCTTGCAACATCTAAACTATCTGTTGGACTACCAGCTTTCTTCCACGCTTGTAATAATTTGTCAGCAGTAACTTTAGTTGTTAAATTAGTTCCTTTAGTTTGTGCCCAATCGGCGGCTTTACCTGCGGCGCCTTTAAGTGTATCCATGATGCCTTCGTCAAGTTTACGTTGACGTTCAACAATCTTACCTATCAATAGAAAGATTTGAGATTCTGATAAATTGATACTTTCATTGACTTGTCCCTTAAGAATTGCTGACTTGGCAGCAGCCATAGCCGCCTGACGAGCGCCGGGTGTATTGCCAAACTTTTGAATCATTGCTTGGTATGCAGGATGACTAGCCATCTGTTCTCCGGTAACACCTGACAATGTGCCGGACACTGTATTAGTTGCGCTAGTTCCTACATCACCCATAGATCGTGTTATTAATTTTTCTACAGAAGTTTCTATAGACGGCGGCGGCATACATGATCCAGCTAGCATTTTGTATGCCAAATATCGTATGGCACCTTGATCGCCGGGTGCTATTTCTCCATTGGCAATTCTAGACTTAATGGCATCCATAGCTTCTTTTTCCACTGCTTGTCTAGTCGCAGACAATGTATCTTGTGCCGCACCTGCGGTAGCGTCTGATCCAGCAGTAGTAGGTGCGCCTTGCGGTGAACCTTTGAAAAGATCACCAACTTTACTTGCACCATAAGCCATTGCACCAGTAGTTACGCCTTTACCTACAGCAGTACTAAACTTCTCACCCTGTAACAATTTGTCTACCATCTTAAACAAACCTAGTGCGGCTGCACCACCAATACCTGCACCACTGATACCAGCGGCTGCAATTAATGCTGAATATATTAAACCTTGTGCTACTGGGTGTTCTTTAGCAAAGTCACGATATTTCTGTACATATTTCATTACACCCTGATCGCCACCAGTTGCTTGTTTTAATTTTTCGGCGGCTTTGTCGTACATCGCATCAACACCTTTAATAGGTCCTGAGTTCTGTGCTTTACTCACCAAATCATCATATGCTTGCTTTACTGCGCCGGCTGCGTCTTTACCTTTACCGAGCATTGTACGATTACCACCTGCGGCAGTAGCACCTTGTTCAACTTGTTTAAAGATTTGATTAATCTGATCGGCAGTTAGTTGTGCTTCACTAATCTTTTGTCCAGCACTCTCCCATAACTTGTATGTACGAGATTCTGTTAACAAGAATACACCGTCATGTTTTTGTGTTTCGTTTAAGCCTTGTAGAATATTGCTCATTTTATTTTGCTTTCTTTGCTTTTTGTGCATCGTCCCACGCTTTGTCAGTTTTAACATTGTGTTCTTTGCCGCCTGCACCAATATCAGCAATTCTTGCACCAACTTCTTTTCTAGTCTTTACTACTGCTTTGTTACTCTTATCTACATTCTTTTGTATCTTTTTGGCAAAGTCAATCTTACCTTCATATGTAAGACTACTAGCTTCTTGTTGAATTTGTTTACCTTCTAAGTATTCACGTACTGTATTTAGGTAGTCGTTGGCTTTGATAATCTTTTCTTGTACCCAGCCCTCAAGACCCTCATCTTCAGATACACTATGAATCATTTCATATACTTGTTTAGCGTTCTTTGCCGCACTGAATAAATCACTACGTGCCATTTCTACTTCATGGTCTACACGACTTTGACCATGCGGTACAAATCCAGTTTTCATTTTGCGTCCCTGTCCTGGAACTAATATGATATCATCTTCAGATAGTTCTGCTTCTTTGATGGGTTCAGGCTTTGCAGATAATTCAGTACGGGCTTCCTGCTTAGTCATATTATATTTCTTTTTGAATTCTTCGTCTTTTAACTCTTTAAGATCCATTGAAAGTTGCTTCATAGCACCTTCAGTAAGACTATTTCCATATGGACCTTTTTTCTTAGCAGTGCCGCCCATTACTTTTTTCACGGGTTCTAAACCAGATACTTGAGTACGTGTTTGAGTTTTGCCTAGTGGCATTGCTACAGTAGATACTGAGCCTGATGTTGTAGATTCTGATATTTCTGTAAAACGCATGATGGAATTCCAATATTATATAGTATTTATCAAAAATCTATATAGACAAGGAATTCCACCAAACTTGTTAGTTTATTATGCTGTTTTCCACAACTTCAATATTGTTGTGTTAGTTGCGGTGGGAAGATTAACAGTCGGAGTAGGAACTGCTTCAGGAATAGCATTACTTGCTACTTCAGTATTAGATGATATTGTAGGAGTTGGTCTTCTAACTATTGGGTTAGTTCCTGTAGCCGCGCCCGGATCAACTGTAGGTGGAGAACTAGTTGGAGGACCTAAAACTACGTTTGGTGTATTATTATAGCTATTCGCAATTGGCATAGAAAATTCCCTTGATACTTATATTTAGTCAAAAGAGAATTTTTTACCATCAGATTTTGCCGTTTGCTTTCGCTGTAGGAGGGATTCCGGCTCTGCTAGTGAGCCATCCAAATGCTTTTGCGTTCTTTTTGATTGAATCAGGATGAACATCCACTGTCAATGCTGTACTAAAACGAGGATCATTTTTTTGTTTTTCTGAAGGTATATATCCACTTGCTTCTGACATACTTCCTCGAAATTGATTATCTTTAAGACCACCATATGGGTTTGTTGCTGGTGTTTTTTCAGCCGCAAATTGCATAGTGTTGTATTCATTGACGTTATATGTAGGATCAACTTTCTGACGCTTCATACCCTTGGGTTGCTTGGGATCAACTGGATCAATATCAGTTGTCGTTAATCCGGTCTTCTCTAAATCTTTAATGTACTGGTGTTCTGTATCTTCATCACCAAATGAAAAAATAGTACTAGGAGGTCCACTACCAAAGTCGTGCTTACCTAGACCCTTAAGATTACTAATATGTTGTCCTAACTTATACCAATCATATACATCACTTACGTCTACTTTAACAGTACCTTTAGGCATAGTTGGTTTAAACTCGGGACCTGGAGGAGGACCATTTGGATCATAGTCATCGTTTATGGGCTGGTACATCGTTTCAATAGTTAACTTCTCACTATGTAACTTGTCACGCAAATCGTATAACTTAGTAATGTAACCCTGTGCTCTTAATGCTTTGTATGCTAGATTTTCAGGACCAAACTCGCCACCCTTATCTAATCCTGATTGTCTATATCTTTTAATTGTTTTAGCTATGTTACTTACTTTACTGTATTTTCTAGATTTGAGGGCTAGCTCTATTAATGTTAATAACTTTTCATATTTCGTCTTGGTGGCGGTTTGGTCAAAATTGGCTCTGCGTTTTGATGGGATTTTAAGCCAGTTATCATTTGTGAGACTGTACTCACCTAGACTTACGACTGGTTCTCTGGCGTCTTGTACATATAACTCTACTGGTATCCCGTGTATTTTTATGTCGTGGCTGTCATTGTATAATGATTTTTTTGCTGTAAATAATTCTCTGTAAACTTCATCATTTGGCAACTTACTCATATCAACTAATATGTGTAAGTCTAGGTCGCTGTTGGGTGTATAACTAAATGCGGCATTAGAACCAGATACAGTCATGTCTATTACATCTAATCCACTAATACCTAATTCTTCTAAAAAATCTTCTGCTATTATTAATAGTTGTTGTTTTACTTCAGGACGCAACCGTGTATTATTCCATAACTTAGGGTTCAATTTGTCATGGAAACTAATAGCGTCAGAGATGCGAAAGGAATCAAGTTCTTTTAAATTCATAGTGTATTTATCAAACAAAAGCCCCTTTCGGGGCTTTGTTTTATTTGTTGATTTTAGCTTCGTTGCCGTCTTTGTCAACTAGCTTAATACCTTGTTGAGTCAATTGGTCTACGTACATGGGTCCAATAGTCTTCATCAAGTGTTCTTGGTTCTCTTGGCAGAAAACATATGAGCCGCTGTGACGTAATAGTACACGCTTGTCAACCCAAATCTTACCACCTATATCACGCCAGTTTTCACAGAATGTCCAGTCTTCACTGTAGTAACGATTCTGACGAACTGCTGTATCAAAGTAAGTCTTTAAGTGTTGGTCAAATCTTGGATCTAAACCAATGTCGTTCTTATACTGCTTAACTGCAGGATGAGACTTCAATTTGTCAAATACATGCTTCTTCATTAGTAAGAAACCGGTACCTGCTTTAGATACTTCCTGTAGGCCATCAGTGCCTTCTTCTGCACCTTCAAAACCATTAACTACCCATTTAATAGGCATAGTCTTCATTGGATATAGTCCACCAATAACATCAACATCACGGTTCAATAGAACTAATAGATGCCAGGGTTCCCAGCCAATGTCAGCGTCAACAAAGAACAAGTGAGTAGCGTCTGGCATGTCCAAGAACTTTGCAGTTAGTGTATTACGTGCTCGGCTAATCAATGATTCGTTAACCATTGTTTCTAATGTCCAGTCAATACCAAGTTGACGGGCTGTGTTAGCCCACTTGATGAATGACATAAATGTTGATTCTGTCAACATACCACCGTAACATGGCATAGCAATGTGCACACGGGTAGTTTTTAGAAAGTCAACATTAACTTGAACTTGACCCTGTTGCGGGGCTTGTTGCTGTTCTTGTGCCGCTTGTTCAGCGATTTCCTGTACCTTTTCTACGGGTACAGTTTTTTCTTCAGTTTTTTTGGTTTTCTTAGTTGCCATTTGGTCCTCTTGTTAAGATAAAGATATTTACACTCTATCGAGGGGGTCAAATTATTTTTCTTCTAAGTAATCTATGGATTCGGGTATATACTTTACTAGGTCAGATAAATCAAACATGAAGGATTTAGCATAGCTGTCCATCCAAACTTCTGCACGGTCACCTTTAATTTCTGATATCTCTCCGATGCCTTTGAAATGACCTGCATTTACTTTAACCATATCACCTACACCTAATTTAGGTCTAGTAAAAATTCCACCAATATCAACGTGTCGATCACCTGCAAAGTTACCTTGATCTCCCCAAGGATCGTTTTCTACTAAACTTGCGCCGGCAATACCTGTACCTATACCTGCACTTGCTAATGTATACTTAATTGTATCACTCCAGTTTTTACCATTGATACGTGAAACAACTGTAGGAATAACTGTATTCAATATTGCTTGTAATGCTAAGTTAGTTTGTGCAGGGCTTAGTCCCATCTTCTGTGCTGTAGTTAATATACCACCGGCTAATACTGCACCAACGGTAGTAACAATGCCACCTTGAATATATGGATTTTCTTTACCCTTTTTAAAGATATCAACTAATTTACTACGAATATCAGGATCATTTGTTTTCTGTAACAATCCACGAGCTTGGTCAACATAGTCTGGTAGTTTTTCTTTGTGGATATCATTTATTACTGGCTTATAGAAATTTAATACAGCACTTGTGACTGGATCGGATTCTTTATCCTCCGCCACACCTTGTCGTTCACCCATGCCTATATCTAACATCTTAACAACGTTAGCGGCAAGTTTAGGATTTGTCTGTGTTATCGGATATAAACTCATAACCAATGCAGTCTTGCGCTTATCGTTTAGTTTAGGCCACATGTTGCGAATCTCAGTCGCACTCTGAATTCCAGGTCCAAACTCTACAGTTGGTAAGTAAGCAATGTAAGCATGTTTACTGAATGGCTGTAAATTCTTACCGGTCCATGGTTGAAAGTAAGCAGGTGTACCATCTTTCTTTGTGCCACCTGGTTTAGGTTGTTCTGTTCTATCTTTTTCACTACGCACAAAAATTAATACATCTTCTTCTGGATTATATTGACTTGTGATTTCTTCTGCTTTAAAAGGACTTTTAACTTGTACAAAATGTCCAGGAGCTACGCCAGCAAGTTTTGCTAGTTTTTCTTTGATATTAAAGGGGAAAGGTCTTGTTTTTGTGTCATTGGTAGCGGCAACATATACTTCTGCACTCGGAAATGCTTTCACTGCACTTTGATATAGTGCGGCGTGCCCTGCATGAAATGGATGAAAGCCTCCCGGCATAATGACAATTTGTTTCATATTAATAACTTAGCTTAACAAAATTAACGCCTCCAGCTTGGAAGTCTACAATCTTTGCTCTCATATAAACAAAGTTACCTGTTATATTTGTATATGTTTGTGCGTTTGAGTTATCGCCGGATGAATTAGCATTTGCATCTAATTCATATACATCAAACCATTGACTATCAAGTGTTGCTGGATTTGATAGTGTAGCTTGAATTACAATATTACCTGTCATGTTAGTTAAACTAAGATTAACTGTTTGCAAGTCTCTGTTACCTAGATAGTAGGCAGCGGCTGGTTGAGCGTTCCCTACAACTGTGTAAGGTGCTCCGTTACCTGGATTCTGGTATGTAGTTTGCGGCAACAGTATTAATGTTGTAGTTTGGCTCATGCTTGAACAACCTCAACAACAACACCCGAACCAACTAGTTCCTGTGCTACTTGCTCTAATGCGGCTTGAACATCAGAACCAGCGATAGGAGAACCTTCTTCGCTGTCCTTAACGATTTTACTGAATTTGATGACTAATACATCTTCGACAATCTTTGCCATGGTAAATACTCCATTTTATTAGAGTATTTATCATTTTAGATAGGATCAGGACGTTTTTCTAATTTATAGCGTTTTCCAAGCATATCTCCGTGCAATATTGCTAGATAGCTTAAGGTGCTCTCATCATCATAGTCAATAAAGTGAGTAGCACTACTAAAACGATACCTCCACATATTAGTATTGCTTGCACTACCCTTAGCCCAATGTTTAAGCGAATTGCATGGATACAACTTTTTGTTCTTTTTAAACAATTCATGTAAATCCTTAGCAAATGAACCCTCAATACGCCTAGATTTTAAATAAACTCTATAACTATGTTTTGGTTTACGCACAAAATACCTAACCCCAACAAAATTAGATGTTTGTGCTTGTGTGATATCTATTTCAATATCAGGAATAATATTTGTAATGTCGTGTAATTCTTGTAAATCATTACTGAACACCGCAACAGTATTATGCTCAACTCTTATAGTAGAATTTTTCTTCTTTTTAATTTCGTTACGCCAGTGTAAAAATTTCTTTAATTTAGGAATATTTTCTTTAATCTCATCTCTATTGGTTTCTCCATTTATGTAACTGTAGCTGTAGCCTATTGCAGGGCCATTTAATTTGTCAACTAGTTCCTGAATATTATCTTTGATATACCATGTATACCGAACTCCCACTAGATAAAATCTAGCTCTATATTCATATTTGTTATAATAAAGCTGATCCCGATGTTCATAAAAATTAACACCGGGTATATTTTCAACTGACCTCAATAATGCCATCGTCATTCACCTTAGCTGTTAATTTGTGTGTCACTGCAAAATCAATAGTGTCACCAACAATGTTGGCAGTAATAGTAGCATTTTTAATGCGTTCAAACAATACTTTTTTACTCAGTGGTACACGAATCAATTCGTCAATCTTACGTGCTAGTGGTCTAGCACCCATTTTCTTGTCATACCCTTGTTCAGCTAGATACTCAACTACTGGTTCTGTCAATACTAAATTGATATTGTGTTTTTCAATTAATGATTTTTTCAAATCTTCAGTAAACTTAATAACAATTTTCTTAATAGCCAAGCTATCAAGTTTGTTAAACTTGCAAATCAAATCAACACGATTTCTGAATTCTGGCTTAAAGAATTCTTTCAATGCTTTATCATCTTCTCCTTGCTTGTCTTGTGATCCAAAACCAATGTTATTGCGCTCACCATCGGCACTACCTAAGTTACTAGTCATAATGATAATAGCATTCTTACAGTTAACCTTCTTACCATTACTTCCTGTAATAGTACCTTCGTCTAACATCTGTAAGAAGATGTTAAATATATCAGGGTGTGCTTTTTCAACTTCATCAAACAACATGATAGCATGTGGGTTCTTACTTAAGTCGTTGATTAAACGGCCACCACCGACTTGACTGTCACCGAAGCCAACATAACCAGGGGGCGGACCGATCAAACTAGATACTGAATGTTTTTCTCCGTATTCACTCATATCATATTTGAGCAATGGCATGTCAAGGTTCTTACTTAACAACTTAGCCAATTCTGTTTTACCTGTACCTGTTGGGCCTAAAAACAAGAAACTACCTGTTGGTTTAGTATCATTACCGATACCAGCAAAGTTAACATAGATACGTTCTAACACTTGCTGAACGGTTTCATCTTGACCATATAATTTACCTTTGATATTAATCTCAAGGTTATTGATAAGGTCAAAATTATCACCCTTCATCTTATCTGCAGGAACTCCCGTAAACTTCTCTACTTGGTCAAACACTAAGTCTTTAGTAATATGTGCACCTTTATTACCTGCAACACGTTGTTTAGCACAAGCCGCATCCAATAAGTCAATACTTTTATCAGGATTTTTTCGGTCGTGAATGTATCGTGTTGACATTTCAACTGATGCTTTAATTGCATCTTCTTGAATTTCAACACTATGAAAGTCATTCAATCGTGTGCTTAGTCCAGAAAGAATTCGAACAGTAGATTCGTTGCTTGGTTCATCAATTGAGACACGATAGAATCTACGCATTAATGCACGATCCTTCTCAAAACTTTCGTAGTATTCTTCCCAAGTAGTACTAGCAATAACTTTCAATGTGCCTTTAGTAATTGCTGGTTTAATCATATTAGCAAAGTCAACACTACCATTGGAGCTTGAACCTGCACCTTGCATAGTATGTGCTTCGTCAATGAATAAAATAGCTTTCTTTTTAGTATTCAATGCATCGATAATGGCTTTGACTTTTTCTTCAAAGTCCCCGCGATATTTGCTGCCGGCAAGTAATGAACCAACTTCTAATGAATATAGTTGATGACCTTCTAAAAATTCAGGCACTTGTTTGTCGTGCATCATTTGTGCAAGACCTTCGGCAATAGCAGTTTTACCTACACCCGGATCACCCACCATCAATACATTTGATTTAAATCGTTTAGCAAGCACATTGATAATATCATCAAGTTCTTTTGCACGACCAATCAATGGTTCAAGTTTACCTTGACTAGCAAGTTCACTTAGGTTAATAGTATATTCTTCAAGAATTTCATCTGCTTGATTTTCAGTAAGATTGCCGGCGCCTTCATTCTTATAGTGTTTTTGCCAGTACGCAACAAACTCATTCTTTTGCATACCGTATTTGAGCATGAAATAATGTGCGTGACTGTTACCTTCACTTGCAATACTTAGATACAAATCAATAGTAGTAACTTGTCTACGTCCGGTGAATAGAACCTGAGTGACAGAACGATTCATAACCCGTTCTAAACTACTTGTTTTGCGTGGAACTACTTCAGTTTCAGTATAAACAATAGCGTGTAAGCTATCTAAATAACCAGTGATTTCGTGTGACATTGACTCAACATCTATGCCAAAGCCAACTACGCATTTAGTAAAAGATGGATGATTAATTAATGCAAGAAGTAAGTGTTCAACTGTAACATATTGATGTTTACGTTGTTTGGCATACTCAATCGATTGTTCGATAATGTTTTCTATTTCCGGAGAATTTGTCATATTGATTCCTTATTTTTAGATTGTAGAATGCTGTTAATAATTGATTCGTCAATTATATCAGGTATATAGGGTTTTAACAAGATTATTTGGTCGCCAAACTGATTGGTTCCATGTATGGGCATACCTTGTCCTGTAATTTTTAATTGTATAAATGGTTGCGTTTTAGGTTTAACTGTAACTTCAAATGTTTTACCTGAAATAGTAGTAAACTCAAACGATGTCCCTGTAATTAAATCTAATATTGATATCGGGTGATTTGATAACAAGTCATTTCCATTTCTATCATATTTTAAATGTGGTATAATTTTAAACTCTACAATAAGACTTGCCTCTTGTATGATATTATCAAATTTAACTTGGTCACCATTATGAACCCCTTTCGGAGTTTGAATATTTGCCGCATGTGTAAGTGTAGGTGTTTGTAGTCTGATAACTTGCTCTTCACCTTTGTATGACTGTTCAAGTGTTACAGTTACTGTGGTTCTAAATACTGGTTTTTGTCTCTGGCGGTGTTGATGTTGCTGATGTTGTTGCCTAAACACCTGACTCATAAAGTCTTGGAAGATATCAGGTCCACCGTTAAAATTAAAATTCTGCCCAAAGCCTTGTGGCATTGGATTGTCATATTGTTGACGTTGTTGTGGATCACTGAGAATACGATATGCTTCTTCAATTTGTTGAAACGTTGCGGTATCGCCCCCTTTATCGGGATGATGTTTACTTGCCAGTTTGCGATATGCTTTTTTAATATCGTCCGGGGTAGCATTTTTGTTTACCCCTAAAGTTACATAATGATCCATTAATCAAGTCAACGTTTAGCTTTGTAAATTACCCATTTACCAAAACAATATTCAGTATCTACACTATATACACGCCAACTAAATCTGGAAATTAATTTGGTAGTATCTTCGCGGATAAAATCAACAGTAACTAATGTATCGGCTGGCAATTTGTTTCTAAATTTTGCTTCTAAAATCATACTAACACTATGAGTATAACCTTCATCAATATTATCTCTAGTCATAATATCATTTAGAATTTTTGGTAAACAACTTATAATTAATCCGCCTTGTACTATTAAATCAATGCTATGTATAGGCCCCGAGTCTCCGGTTATTTTACCAAATTCAAGTATTTGTTCTTTGGTGAATTTTAATTGAGTTGACAAAATATGCATAACATATATTATATACTATACAATTAAAATTGTCAAACTAGTTTTCTAGTTAATTGTTCCATTACCGCAAATGGTCAACTTCATCTATTATCATAGTGTTACTTATGATTTACCTTCAATCTTTTCTTTAGTACGCCCATAAGCCGCAATACCAAGAACTGCACCCATAGCAATATGGTAAAGACCAGCACCTTGTAATGTTAATGGTTGCCATTGCATAGTAACGCTACCTTTACTCAATGCTTGCAGTAAACTCCATAATATAGGGAATACAACAAAGTCCATAGTGCAAGTTAACATATACACCCAACCCATAACTGGACGCCATTTTTTGTTAATCCAATCTGTGTTATCATTTGCTACTAATACGTCTGCTCCGCTGGCGGCATTTGTTGGTGCGGCTCCCGTGAGTACTGATTGATTTCCGGTTGATTGGTTAATGTTTTGTGCGCTTCCAAAGACAGACGTTGACGCTCCAAAGCCTGTACTTGAACCAAAGCCTCCTGATATTGGGGGTACTGCACCAAAACCCGGACTGGATGAGCCGAATCCTCCTGACGAAGGTGAGCCAAATGCTGAAGACCCGCTTGATGATATGTTGAACTCAATTGAATTTCCTCCATATGTACTTCCTTGCGGGAATTGTGTTATTGCAGGATCAGCTGCCAATGCATCATGGTGCTCATCATCCAATGCCATTGGATTTTCAAATCCTGTTTTTTTTGGTAATATAGTTGCCATACTTATAACCCCGCCATTGCCTTAAAGGCTTTTAATTCACTATCCGGTTTGCCAAATTTCTTAATAGGTTCAATTCCAGCACGTTGACGCATTTCATTTAATTCTGAACCATCTTCTTCCTCTTCGTCCTCGTATTCTTCACGGTATTCATGCGGACTAATAGTGATTACTTCTTTTAATTTGTCTTTGTCAGCCCCATACGTTTCACCTTCAACTTCAACTGACCAATCATCTAATGATAATCCAGTCAATGTTTCTAAATCTTCTAGTAATTCTACAATACGTGATGCTGTTTTGCTTCTGCGTTCCATTTCAACAAATACTAAATATTTGCCTGGACTTAATTCACCTTCGCTAACACTAGCATCAAGTACCCAATCATATCCACGTTCAAACCAATCAACTAAATCATTGCCGGCTGCTTCACTGTTTACGATAAAAGCTAATGTTACAATATCACTATCTTTACCCATCTTTGCCGCATACTCATCTACGCTTAATTCTGGTTCAACTTGATAAACCATATCCATGTACTCTAAACCTTCATTGATAATTTGCTTATTCATAGTTACTTTCATGCAGGTGGCATTGCTGCCGGGGCCGGAGCTCCCATAGCCATATCAGGAGATTCAGCTTGTTGTTCTTCTGTCTCATTCTTATCTAAATCATCATCATAAGAATCATCTAATTCTTCCAAATCAATGGTTTGACCGGCTAAGTCAATCGTACCTTCTTTAATATCATCTAGTAATGATTTTGGAATCTCAATATACACAAACCAAACTTTCTTTGGCTTTGATTTGGGATAGCGTGTTCCTGGAATATAGTCATCGTATTCGGTGACTTCTACTGGAACTTTAACTTCAGATTTGGCAAATTTGACTTTACATCCAATCGCTACTAATCTTCTTGCACCCTTTGGATTGGGCATTAATTTGTATGGCCACATGAATACACAGGCAACACTATATCTACGTACATCAGGACCTTGAACTAGTTCTCCTAATTCCCAGTTTCTAAAGGCATATAAGTCAGCTTCGTCTAATACTCGTTCAAAGTCTAGTAGGGTGTTCATTGACCCGTCACTGGTAAAGATACCCTTAACGGTGCTAACTATGCTTACATAGTCAATGTCATTAAAAAAGTTGTCGGCGGTTTCGTGATGATTCATTAATATATTTATCTTTTATTGATTAATCAGAAGATTTGCTTTACTTTTGACCTAAGCCTAATATTTAGTCTAAATAATTGTGTTAAAAGTATGCTACTTTGACACTAAGTATTGACCTTAAATAAACTTGAGTGTTATGAGCACTCATGCTCTACAAAGGAGAATTAACTTGAGCAAAAGAAAAACTAGCGCATTACGAACTCAGCAAGACACACGGTTTGCACAAACCAAAAAAGACCATACATTTTATATGAAAGAGTCAAAAACAATAGATTTTTCACAGGCACAAAGAACAATGAGGGTTAATACAAGACCCGTTCAATTGATTCCAAAGTCCCTAAACCAAGAAAAATACATACTAGCATTGCTTGATGACAATACAGACATTGTTGTTGTCTCTGGTCCAGCTGGCACGGGTAAAACATACCTAGCTATGCAGGCTGCCATTAAAGCAATGCGTGATGGTGAATGTGATAGAATCATATTAACAAGGCCTGCCGTAGGTGTCGATGACGAAAAACATGGATTCTTACCCGGAGATATCAATCAAAAGATGGAACCATGGACCAGACCTTTATTAGACGTACTGCGTGAATATTATACAGCAAAGGAAATTACCCACATGCTAGAAGAACAGATAGTGGAGATTGCGCCCCTAGCATTCTGTCGAGGTAGAAATTTCAAACATAGCTATGTAGTATTAGACGAGGCACAAAATGCAACTCCTGGTCAACTCAAAATGATTATGACTAGAATCGGTGTAGGCAGTAAGATTGTAATTACTGGCGACATAGAACAAACCGATAGAAAAACAGCCGACAATGGGCTACTAGACTTACAAAATCGATTGGGGAAGGGGGTGATACCAGGGTTGCAGTTATGCCACTTTGAACTTAAAGACGTTCAACGTCATAAGATCATTGAACATGTTCTAAAAATGTACGCATAAAAAAGGGGCTAAATGCCCCTTTTATACTTTTGTACTATCGCTATTTGCTTTTTCTAATTGGTCAATCAATGTAGGATAAACACGTTTATAATATTCACACATCTTATCCCAATCACTATCAACTACTTTACCCTCAATAACGCATTTGTCAATCTTCTTTGCTTGAAAATCTAGTATTACATTACAGGTTTGAATGTCACTAGTGCGAGTACGTTTACTAATAGTAACCATCTCATCGATTTGTCCGTTTGATTTACGAACATATGTAATTAAAAAATATCTCATGCTGTCAACTCCACCAATGTCGCTGCCAAACTAATATCAGGAATACCTACTAGTGGCAGATTTGCTAGACCATTACGAATCGTAATGATACTTGCATCACGCTTTTCTTGATCCTTGCCCCACAAGTCTAAGTTGTCATACATCCATTTATATGTATCTTCAATGCGTGTAGGATATAGTGCAATGTACTGCATTAATTGTTGCCTACCCTCAAGAATCTTACCAGACTTGAATAGGGTCGTTGCTTCCAACAACAACTCATGTTCGCTACTCCCCTGTGCTTGAGGGGGCAACAATACACCTGTGTTGCTATTGACTTGCAACTGATTCAAGCATTTACGCAAGTCTGGATAGCTAACACGAACATAACTGTCAAGGGTATCTAAATCAAACTCAACATTCTCAGTAACCAATACTGTCGCCGCACGTGCAGTAAACTCTGTACGATCTGGTTTTGTAATATGCACTTTGTGACAACGACTCTCACGCAATGCTGGGATAATCTTTGTCTCATAATTACAAGTAAGAATGAAACGAACTGTATCAGCGTATGCTTCCATATCGTTACGCAATGCCGCTTGAAAGTCTGGCGTTGTATAATCAGCCTCATCAAGTAAGATAACTTTGAAGCTACCAAAAGGCATAGTTTGTGCAAATGTATTGATTTTATCTTTGACGATATCAATACCACGTTCACGTGATGCATTGATTTCCATTACATCATAGTCATCAACACCCAGTTCATGTATCAACACTTTAGCAAGTGTAGTCTTGCCAGTGCCCGGATCACCACTCAATAACAAGTGTGGGATCATTTTATCTTTGATCCAGCTACTTACTTGATTTTTTAATCGCTCGTCAACAAACACATAATCGTTTACTGTGTTAGGACGATACTTTTCTACCCAGAGTTGATTCTTCATTTTCTTAACATTTCAAGTGTGATGATGTGTGCGATACCTTGACCTAAATCCGTGTCAGCAGTAATGATATGTAGTGCATTGTCATGTCTATCAGTTTTCTCATTATACGTTGAGTATTCTAAAACATAGCCACCGTTAGCCATATGAATTGTAAAAGTCAATCCACCTCTACTATCAAGTTGTGAGCCTCTACTAATAAGGGCACGCCCTCTATGAGTTTTAGCTTCTACTAACTCATTGGTGGTGTCTTGTGGAAATATAAAGTTGTGTAATTTTGTTCGTAACCAGTTTATCATTGTGTTTCCTATATTAATATACCATATCACTCATGGTTTCATCACCCATGTATTGATCTGCTACCATTAGTATATCATTAGGATCCACTCTACGCAACGTCTTCTTACCCGTTTCATCTTCAATATCGATTCCTCGTGTCCAACGTCCGTGACTAACTAATATCCAATTACCAATCTCAAGCTCACCACCATTATACTCCGAGCCGATTGCATAAATTTGTGCCCAACGAGGTCTGATACCTGCACTTTTCATATCATCATTGGGCAACAAAATACCACCATGGGTAATACGATGTTCAAACTTCATATCAGATACAATGATATGTGCTCCAATAGGTGTAAACTTATCTCTAACTATTTTATGTGGTTCAAATGCTAATTTCTTTTCAGTCATGTTACTTCTTCTTTGCTTTGATTTCTGCTTCTTTAATTTTTTCAACTTCTAAATCATATTCCAATGATTCTTCAAATTCCCGTTCTTCTGCTGTTAATTGAGTTAAATCAATTTTTGGTTTGTCAGGTTGAATCTTTTGTACAGGAGCAGATCGTTTGGTAACATTTGCTGAACGATTACCCACTGTTTTAGAATACCCATCATTAACTTTTGACGTTACTGATTTAATCACACGTCCATGGGCATCAATAGTATCACCACGTGCATTTAAATTCTTAACGTTTCCTACTGCTCTCGTTTTTTCGTTTTTTGAACGCAGTGCATTCATGTCAACTTGTTTTCCCATTGCTGTTCTATGTGTAGCCATAATTTTCTCCTTATTTAATAAACTCGTCAATCGACAAGTCATAGTACAAACTATTTATACGGTGTACCCCTAACAAAAACAATACAAAACTTGCTACGCTAGAGCCACGACCTACTCCCCATACGATATTATGTTTACGCATTGTATCAACCAAATACTTCAAATACTGTAGTAGCACAAACATATTACGTTCTTGGAATAAGATAAGTTCTTCTCCGGCACGTTGTAACTCTGCTTCGTTAGCACATTGATCCAATACAAACTTGGCAATGTCTATTTCTTTATATTCTTTAGGCATATACCAGTTTGATTGATTATTATTGTCAAAATCTTCTATTGACAAGTTTGAATCTATGTACTCAATTAGTTCAGGTTTAGATTCAATATATAGAATATCATCTAAACTGATGTTAGATTCGGTATATGCTTTCTTTAGTGTGCGTGTTGGGTCACGCATATATAAATCGCATAAATCATTTTCACTTAGAATAAGTTGACCATATATATCAGTACGCATGACATATGTTAACACAGTTGATTGTAAAAATCAACAGTTATGGTAACTTATCAGACTCATTGGTGAAGAGTATTTCAGATGCTTTGGTTTTCTTTTCCCATTCTAGTCCAACATTTGCCCAATCATTATGTTTGACCAATCTTACAATCTTTTCTTTTTTTGTATTCTTTTCAATATTATTCATTGAAGTAGATGTTTCTAACCACCAACCTTTATTTCCAAAAGGATTATGCCTTGCTGTTTCAATGTCGTAAGTGAATCTAACACTATCACTTAATTCGGATTCTAAAAAGATATCAGTTATGTTTAATCTACCTTCAGTAATATTATTCAATTTCAATATCAATAGCATAGTAATAATTTGATCGTATGGTTCTTCTGGAACTGTGCATACTTTAATATCTGCTTGAGTATATTTCTCTATAGCCTTTTTATCACTAGTTTGAACAAATACACTATTGGCTAAACTATCTTCTAAAAAGTATATAATTCTGTCCATAGCAATGTTTTGTTCTGTTATTGATTCAGTTTCTACTTCCATTGCTAGAGTTAAATTGTAGATATTCATAATGAAGCTACCTTCAAAATGAACCCCGGCTTGAAAACTAAAATCACGTTCTATTCTTGTTGACAATTTCGCCCTCTTTTTCTATGTTAACGTTCGTTTTGATATTTTGCTTTTTGAAGATTTCATCCATTTTCTTGCTGATTTGCTCACGGTAACTTTCCATTACCATTTGTAGTTGATGTATTAACGGACTATTGCCCGTACGATAGGCGTAATTTAACTTGTTCGTTAAACTTTCAATTGCCGTTTGCAATTCTTCTATTGTTTTTTCTGATAAATCGTTAATAAAAGGATGTTTCATCCTAGATATTTATTACCAAGAAGTAAGTGCGATTCTTTTCCAGATGTCCGAACCGATATAATATGTTCCGGATAGTGTAGTATTTGCCGCAGGGGTAGCTGAAGTTAGTGCTACCGGAGAACCTGCTGTACCTGAAGTTCTAGTTGCGCTAACAGTTATAGATGTACTTGATGGTATAGTTTTTACGTAATATATTGCACCTGCAGTTAATCCACCAAATGCATTTGCAGTAAATGCATTCCCAGAAAATATAATTGGAACATTTAAATTAGTTGGACTGGTTAAACCATGAGTAGCATTAAAATTAATTACGTTACCAGTTGCGACCGTATTACCAGCTGGTGCAATTGATACTGTAGTAGCTGAAGAATTATATGACCCTGTACATACATAAGCATAATTTGCATCTACTGCTACCTCTCCGGCAACATCACCTTGATATCCAGTTGGTGTTGGTGTGCGTTGTTGAATCTGAGTTGACTGTCTAGGTCTATTGATTGGTTCAATATACAACGTGTTTCCGCAATCTGTTGTACTAATAATATAGTCCATTTCACTAACACCATATGGTGCTGTAACTGTTACTAGTCCACTATTAGATACGTAATTCTCTAGTGTTGTTGCACCAGTATTGTTACTTGCTATTACATTACCCGAGAAAGTAATAACTGCGGTAGCATTGGATACACTTAGTCTAACTTGAATATTACTTTGTGTACCAGTAGGAGGCCAGCTACCAAAATTGATTGTAGTATTAGCGGCTACTGTTCCATAATGTACATCTGCTAGTGAAGCATTAACCAATACAGTACCGGCTAATGCGTTACCTAAATTATAAGTAGTTGCTCTAAAACCGCGTGTGCTTGCATTACTGATAAGAGTATTAGCCATATCATTGTTTACAACTGTTCCAGTTAATGCCTGTTTAACTACAACTTTATTCTGTAGGTCAGTTAACTCAGTCGCCGCAATGTCCAAATTAGTAACGATAGAGGCAAAGTTATCTCTAAAACCCTGAGAGTTATTATTAACTCCTGGTACAGGGTAGTTTACATTGATTGGGTTGGTGTTAATTGTGCTCATTATTTTATTCCGTTATATGTATTTATTACTGTGTTTCATCCGGTAAAATTGTTTGTCTAGGGAATAACACATAAAAATCTTTACTGTCTAATGGATCGGGCACAGGTTGAGCACTAGGTAATCCAGTCCAAGCTGGTGGAGTTAAGTTGTTGTCATAATCATATGTTGCACTCTTATCTACACTAAATCTATCAATTCTAAAATTAATTTGATTCAACGTATATGGCCACTGTGCATCAATATTATCTTTAATTGCGTTGGCAAATCCTGGTTTAGTATAACATATTACCCACGCTTGAGTGTAACCTAAGGTACTTCCATTTTCCTGTTGACTTGTCATCCATAATGGTAATAGTTTACTGTTATATTCTTGTCCTAATTCTTGTGCTACACGTGTACGCATGTTATACAAACTATTTGGATACAACAGTCGTGCAAATCCCGGTGATAAACTTGTATAAAACTCTTTAGTACCTGATACAGTATCTTCTCCAAATATATAACTTGTAAATATATCAGTTACACTTGTATACCATGGACCTAAGTTTAAGTTAATTGGTCTTGGCCAATTAATTCTTATCGGAACACTTACTCCAGAAGGATTTACCAGATTATCAATGACTTCACTATATACTACTTCATAAATTATTTCACCTGCATCATTTTTTGCTACAGCAGTTTTTAATTCACCTAAAGTAATATTTCTCCAATAATGATTTCGTGTTACTGCGGCAATATATTGTTGAATATCACTGGCGTATATACCATACGCATGTTCATATGTAACATTTGTTGCTTTACCAAAATATATGTCATTAGGTCTATATAATGATTCAGTTGGTATTAATGTTTCATCAAGTAATAATGTCTCTATGATATTTCTATCTTGTATACTTGGTGCCGCCTTAATATAAAGAATGTCTGTAGGTTGACCAAACTCTTGATATACAGTAAGAGTAAAAGTTCTACTTGTTTGAACTGTAGCAAATTCAGGCGAGAATGCTTGAATTGTGAATGTAAATTCTGTACTTTCACCTATATCTAAAAACTGGTCAGTTGGTTGAGTAGCAACGAATCCGGTTATCTCACCATTACTTAATAACACTAAGTTAGGAGGCAATGACCCAGAGGTTACTCTATACTCTAGGGGTACATCTGATACTGCATTGACTTTTAATGTACTGATAACTTCATTGTATATTAATCCCAAATCTGCTGGGGTAATCCATTCAATATTACCAGTAACATCTTTACTTACATTAAATGTAAAATTAAACGGTGTAGTAGATACGTTTGGATCGTTTGGTCTATCTGCCTTATATGCTCTTACACTAAATGTAAAACTATTAATGCCCGATGTAGCTAATTCAGGAGTGCCCGTAATCCATCCAGTATCCTCATCGCCGACTAATCCTAGTGGCAAAGGTAAAGGAGAAAACTGATATTTCAACGGGTTACCATCAAAATCATATCCTAACATTTTGAATGCAAAAAAATCATCACTAGATATTGTACCTATTTGAGCAAATGAAGTTGGTTCTACTGGCGGTAATAAATAATAACCATAATACGGATCAGTGTCACTTATATCTATAGTGAGAGGTCTTGTATTCAACAATGTGGGTCTACGATTATTGGGTGGTCGACCAGGACCACCCTGATTTGTGGGAGTTTGCTGATTAATAACAGTAATAGAATATGAACTAATATTACCTCCCAATGGGCTTACTAATCTTAATACAAAATTATATGTTCTAATTGCAGGTTGACCCGATGATACTGGTGGTAGTGAAATTGACATTCCACCAGTAGCAGTTGAAACTGGAAAAGTTCCACCATTTTGAGTAGTTGATATGGTAAATGCGGACAAATTATTATCAATTTCTTTAACATAATATGTTGTTCCGGCAGCTATGCCACCAATGGGTGTAGAAAAAGTAACTGATCTTCCTACTGTAAATCCATTAGTTGATAAAACGTAAATATAATTAGTAGATGCATCAGTTGAGAATCCAACCGTTGTTATTAATGGTAATGTTACGTTAACTGTAGGTGGCTCAGGATATCCTTGGATTAGACCTGCAGTAGATAGTTCAAGTCCTGGTGGTAATAAACCTTCTTGTAATTCTACTATTACTTCATTTGTTGGATCAGGATTTGTATATTGTATACTAAGTTGTGTCCATATACTATCTTGGGTGCTGAGTAATACACCTGATGGAGTGGTAAATTGTGGTACAGCCGTACCTATAATAGTCATTGTAAAAGTTCTATCACGTATATTACCATCATTATCAGTTGCTCTAATCGTAAAAGAACTAATAGTTTCAATTATAACAAGTACAGGTATGCCACTAATTATTCCGGTTGTAGTGTTTAATGTCATTCCGATAGGTAGGGTACCTGCTAACAAAACATAACTAACAATGTTAGTTGCAGGTAATACAGGTGATGCAGATAATTGAAATACTGAAACTACACCATAAGGAAATGTTCCAATAGAACCTGCCGGGGTATTCCATACTGGTTGTGCCATATTAATGTGCGCCTAAATGTTGTAGTGCTAAGTGATAGTGATGCTTTCTATCTTCTAACCCAATTGTTCCACCATTGATACGTTTTGTTAATGTAATGAAATCATCTTTATCACAGAACTGATTTAGTTTATTGTTATCCCAGAACCAACCAGCACTTGCAACAGCACCGTTTGGTGTTTCTAAATATCTTACTGTATCTTCAATACTCATATCCAATGCTTCTGCAAATCGTGTATAGTTATCACGACCGGTCAATTGAATTAATCCACGACCTCTAAATCTAAAGCCATCGCCACTATTCTCATCACCATTCTTCATACGATTAGCATATACACGATTAGCAATCATCTCTGGCTTGCGTTCATATCGCTTTGCTAAATCTTCTGTTGGAAAGTATTTCTTAAATGTACCCATCAAGCCTTTAGCACTATAATTTAAGTTTTCAACAACAGCATTGAAGCCACCGCTTTCGTGTGCTATCTGTGCTAAAAAACCTGCGACTCTACGTGGGTTCTCAAACATCTCATAATATTCTGCTACTGTGTTTAATGGTTCAACAAAACCCTCTAATATAGAGCGTTTTGTCTTTGGACACATTGATGTTAATAATTCTATTGTTACCATTATTATTCCTATTTATGTAGTTATTGTAGTGTTATTCATCTCAATTGCACCAGTTGCAATTAATGATACTATATATTCCTTAAGCATATGTTGCACCTACCGTATACCATTGAGTTGTTGTGGGAGCAATATACTGTAGTGTTGCCCCTGCTCCGTGTGTCAATGCGGCATTAGCTGCCAATGAATTAATTGCGGCACCGGATGCGGGATAAACTGCAAGATTAGTTGCACTTGAGTTTGTAATTATTATACACATGCCAGCGACTGCTGTTGGTAATACAACACCTTGACCGGCCGATACAGTAGAAACAATATTGAATTCTTTTGCAAGCACAGTAGCGGTACCTTGACTAATACCATTAGCACTAATACTAGTAGCTACCGAACGAATGTTATATGAGTTTGCAATAACGTTTGCACCAGTTATATTACCACTAGAACTCACTGATGTTAATGTACCAACACTTGTAACGTTAGGTTGTGCATTTGTTGTTACAGTACCTGCAGTAGTAGCACTTGATGCCGCACCTGTCAATGCACCAACAAATGTTGTTGATGTTACGCTAGTTAGACCGGCTACAGTAGTAACAGTACTACCTAATGTTAGTGCAGTACTACCTAGTGTTACTGCGGCATTAGCTAATCGTGCTTGGGCTAACGTACCACTAGATACGTTACTTGCGTTCAATACTGATAAGCCACTAGCGTTACCTGTAAACACACCCGTATTAGCAGTAATGTTTACACCAGTAATGGTGCCATTAACTCCTAAACCAGTTAATGTGCCAACACTTGTAATGTTACCTTGTGCCGCGGTTGTTACTGTACCTGCTGTAGTTGCAAATGTTGCATTAGCCACAGTACCGGTTACATTGGCGCCGACAAGACCAGTCAATGCTTGACCATTGCCTATAATGTTACCAACACTCACATTACCTGTAGTTGTAATTGTGTTACTACCATAGCTTGCTAAGAATGTAGCAACGTTACTATTACCATACGTACCTGCGAAACTAATTGGTGTGCCGTTAGCATAATAATAATTATCTGTTTTGATACCAAGAACAGATGCATTGCCTGTAGTACCCAATGTACCGGTGATGTTTGCACCGGTGCCACTAACGATAACAATGTTTGCATTGCCCACAGCAGAGAAATTAATATTGCCATTAGCTGTTGGGATATTTATATTACTATTTCCATTAGCTAATGGTCCTAATATATTAGCTGCCGACAAATTACCACTAAAGTTACCTGTGCCATTTGCATTGATGCCTGTACCTGTAACTACTACTGTCGTATTACCAGTAGAAGTAAGATTAATATTACTATCGGCTGTAATAGAAATATTACTATTGCCGTTTGCTAATGTACCTACAAAATTACCTGATGTAGTATTTCCTGTAACTGCTAAACTTGTTAATGTACCAACACTTGTAATGTTAGGTTGTGCCGCCGTAGTTACTGTACCGGCTGTTGTTGCTGAATTAGCAACACCATAAAATGTACCAACAAAGAAATTAGCAGTTGCAGTGTTGCCCAAATTAGCATTACCAAATTGTGTATTAGCACCTATAAAATAGCTAGCACGTACATTGCCATAGTTAGTAAACGTAACAACTTCACTAGATATAGTAACGTTGCTGCCGAATCCAAATTCACTGTTACTATTGTCCCATCCCATAAATGCAGTAACAGGTATAGTAGTATAATATTGTAATGCTGTACCTCTATCTTTACCATCATTAGTTGTTAATGGATCTCCGTTGGGACCGCCACCCAACGAAATAATAGGATCTTCAATTACTAGTGATTCAATATTAACATAAGTTGCGTTACCTAATACTGATAGGTTACCAGCAATGATTGTGTTGTTTGCAACATTTAAATTACCAACATTTGCATTACCTGTTACTGCTAGTGATGTTAATGTACCAACTGAAGTTATATTTGGTTGTGCGTTTGTAGTTAATGTACCAATTAATAAACTTGCACCGATGGTTCCACTGTTTGCATATACATTACTTGCAGTTATATTTCCAGTAACAGATAAATTAACTAGTGTACCAACACTAGTGATGTTAGGTTGAGCATTGGTAGTTAGTGTTCCCGTTATATAATTAACTGTTACTAAATTTCCTAAGTCAGCATTTCCAGTAGTAAGATTTCCTATTAGGTTTGCTCCCGCACCAGTAATAACAAAAACATTTGCATTCCCGGCTGCACTAATATTAACATTTCCGTCAACAACAGGAATACTAACATTACTGTTTCCGTTTGCAAAGATTCCAGTTATATTTCCAACTGTTGCTAGATTTGCAACAGTTAATCCCGGCGTAGATAAAATGCCAGTTACTTTATCAAATGAAAAACCTAGATTAGCACCAAATGATCCAGCATCATTAAATTGAACAAGTGTGTTAATTCCCCCTGGTGACCCGCCGCCATTACCACCACCGCCTGGGCCCCATATTAGATTACCAAGACCATTTGTTTGTAAATAATATCCTACTGTTCCACCACTAATATGAATATTACTAATCGATCCAAGATTTACATTGGATGCACCTGAAACATTAACATTAGTGCCACTAAAAGTAGCATTACTAGTAAATGAAGAATTACCGGTAAAATTAGCATTTCCAGAAACATCCAAAGAAGAAAGTATTCCTAATGCGTTAATATTTGGTTGATAAAAAGAATTAGCTGTTAATGTACCATTGAAATTTGCTAAGCCTAATCCTGGCGCGCCAAAATTAGCAGAAAAGACATTTGCTGGATCAATATCGATGTTTAATTGCTGTGAAGAACTTGTAATTGTTACATTACTTTGTGTATTATCTGATCCTCGACCTACTTTTAATGATGTAGTTGATACTTGTAAACATGCAATGTTTGCTGAAATTACAACATTACCTGTAGGATAATTAACAGTAACACCTGCTCCGGGTGTTCTGTTAATTGAAGTTACTGTTGAATTTGCATTAGTACCAAATAGTTGATTAAAGTTATCTTGTACTTTTGTAAAAGCCGTTCGTATAGCATCTGCCGACGGATCATCGGGAAAGCTACCAAAGTCTATATTTTGTTGAGCCATAGTTATCTACCTAGTTATAAAGTATTTATCGTTTTTTAAGAATCGTTAGCCCAAAAAAATACCCGACTATTGCCGGGTATCTTATATTAGCTAGTATTAAATACCTGCTAGTTTTTTCCAGTCATTAACTGATTCATTCAACATTTTTGATTCGTTAATGTCTGTTGTACTGTGAGATACCATACGATTCATTTGAGTACCAAGAACAGGGATAGTTGTTTGACCAGTTTGCTTACGCTTGTTCAAACCACCACTGATGATGTTCATCATAAAGTCAATGTCAGCTTCAAATGATGCGTCGGTGCCGTTTTTACCGGCTTCGTTAGCCCACTCGTCAATCTTTTCTTTTTTGTCTTTCTTATCATCATACTCAATGTCTTTTTTGACTTTTTTGCCGGCTTCTTCTGCCTTGTCATCATCTTTACCTTTATGATCTTCATCATATTCGATATCTTTGGCAACTTTTTTAGCGGCTCTTTCTGCTTTGTCATCTTTCTCACTAGTAGATTCTTCAGACAACATTGCTAGTTTTTTGTAAAGATTAAAGAAACTTGATTCTGACATTTTTTCTTTCTGTTCTTCTTCCTCACCGGCTTCTTCACCTGTTTCATCTTCGGCTTCATTAGTGGGGCTTGAATATATTTTAGCCTCTTCTTCGTCTGCTGCCGCATCCGCTGTTGCTAATGCTTTGTCACTACCTACTTGACCTGCAACATCAGTATCAGTATTATCAGCACCACTATCAGGAGGATTATCTTCAGCTACATTGTATAATTGTTGGTCTTCTGATTCAACTTCATCAACCATTTCTTTTGATTCACATGAATGACCAGCTTCCATCATTCCACCGCATGATTCACATGTTTCTTCAGGACCATGCTCATCACCGTGACCTTCTTCATTCTCGTAATCACCGCCTGATACTTCTTCGCCAGCACCGGATA